TCAGATCTTGAAATTCTAGTCCACCCCCCCCAACTGCCAGCATTGCATATAATACCCCATTTATTACCATTCATCGCAGTTGCGACAACATTACCGTAATCAAGTGTTCCATCTGGCTTTCTTCCTTGTACGTGCAATTCAAACATCCACCATCCAGAGGCTTCTGGAGGCTGAAATGTAACTAGCTCGCCGCTTGAATAATAACCACTTTCTGCGTTGGTGGATAAAAAACCCAAAACATTAGAATTGTTAGGAATTGCAACAGCACCACCACCAACAGGAGTGTTTAAGTTTTTTCTTGCGCCGTTGGCGGTAGTAGCGCCAGTACCGCCAGCACCAATTGATAAAGCAGACGTGGCATTATTATCATTTCTTGCAACTCGCCATTCCCCGTTGTTTGCGATCCTTAATTCATACGTCCATGCAGGGTTGCGGAATGAGTTATAATCACCTGGATTTTGCCCCTTAACTGAATTAACAGCCTCAACTTTCAACGCCTCTCTTGCTAAATCTTTATTGGCAATATCATTAAGATTCTGATCCTTGTGCAGAAGGTTTTCAGGATTAACCTGTTGCGCCCACTGGCGAGCCTCATCACGCGCAGTTTCAGCGCCTTGCTTGGCGTTTCCGGCTGCAACGTTTGATTGTTCAGCGGCAAGTTGTGATTCCTTTGCTGCATCGCGAGCATTAACAGCCTCGTTTTTAATTGAACCAGTTTCAGAAACGGCGCTATCCTTTATCTGTTGAGTCTGAGTTTTTATTGCGTCAGTATCCGCCTTGATCTGATTGGTTTCATTGACGGCAGCATCCTTAATCTGTTGCGTGTCATTTTTTAGTTGTTCAGTTGCAGCTTTATCAATAGCAACCTGTTGAGCATCAGCATTTACTTTATTAACTAAATCCTGCAATGTTTTCAGATCAAAGTTTTTGAAGAATTCAATTACTTCCTCAATAACAGTTTCTTTGCTTTGATAATAACGCAGAGTTTCCGCTACATCTTGCGCCATTCCGTCAACAGTCAAAGAATCATTAAGCAGGATCACATATTTACCATCAGGAACAACAGCGCCATCAGTGCTAATTGCTTTCATTTCAGTGTTGCTAACAATTTCACTAATAACGGCAAGTTTAATAACTGGTTGCTCAAGAAAAACAATGGTTGCACCAGTGCGAATTAATGACAAAGGTTCACGCCACTTTGTGCCAGTACCAGTAATAACGCCTTGCGCGTCCATCGCGGCTGTACCAATGCGATATAAAGCCATAATTTCACCTCGTTTGATTGTTTTGAAATAGTGTAGTGATTATGCGATATTGCTATGTTACATGCAATAAAAACCCGCCGTAGCGGGTTTCGTCAACAACAACGAGAAGTCAATGAGCAGATGCCATTGAAAGAAGTGTTAGTAGCGAAATGAATATTACAACAGGTCACAAGCCTTGTAAAGTCTCCTTTCTATTCCGTTTTTGAATTTACCGTTAATCGGCAACATAACGTCTAACTCGCGATCATCAGCGGCAATTATCGTTTCTTTGTCATCTGGCTTGCACACCACACGCATTTTACGATCACCTTTGTAGCGATACGCCACAATTTCAAGATTTGACGCAGAAAAGCAAGCCCATACCTCTTGCCCTGTTGCTAAGTGTATATGTTGCGCATCAATCCAATCAATGCAAAGGTAAATTGTTTTGTCAGTCTTGCCAGTAACAGCAACAGAGCCGCGCGTGTAATCCTTAGCGTAAAAACTGCTTTTACCTTCCTCATTGACGAAAAGAATATTGCACATTTCATCATCCAATTCATCACTATGCACAAGGTGGCAAGGAATAGCGTGAATATGTTCATCATATCCACCAGGATTAATTTTTACGCCTACTTGATACGATTCACCGTCTAACGGGTAAAACGCCTCAAAAATGCTTAGATGCGTTGCAGTCATGCTTTCTGTTTTGCTCATTACCTCCATGCACTTTTCGTGTGGCGCTTGAGATCCGAAACTGTAACCAGAATCACGCTTTGCGGCCTTGTTTGCCTTATTGACAACCTCAACAGGAACCAAGTTTAACCATTCGCCTAATGTGTCGATTGCCTCGCTGTAATTCTCGCCACGAATGCGCATGAACAATCCGATCCCTGAATCATTGCCGCACTGGTTGCAAATGTTGCCGCCGTCGCCTTTCTCGTTGATTTTATCCGTCCAACGGAATCGGTCTTTACCTCCACAATAAGGGCAAGGTTGATGTTTTCCGTTAAAGGTTAATTGAGGAATATCACAAAGTTTCATCAATGCCGCTTGCCACATGCCGCGCATTTTTGGGATCACTTCCTCTTTCTGGTAGTGCATTTCTCAATCTCCAAATAAAAAACCTGGCACGATGATAAACCATGCCAGGCCATAATTTTTAGCAATCAGTGCTATCCATCGTAATGACAACTTTTTTCTTCTGATTGGCTTCCTTTGCTTTCCTGCGTTCTTCTTTTGCTTTGTCACGTTCAGCTTTGCGCCGAGCTTTCTCCTTCTCGCGTTCTTCCGGTGGCATTGACCGCAACGGATCGTAAGGCCGCACAAATCCGCGAGCCTCCGCTTCTTCTTTGGTTACAAATCGCATCAGCTTTCTGTTGCTGCAACGTTTCTCTAATGGCTTGCCGTTATTGTCAAATTTTATATCTGGTCGGCAGTATGCAGCGCGGAAGCCGTTAAAACCTTTTCGACGATAATCCTTTTGGATCAATTCAGCGCCGCGCGTTGAAATCATGCCGCGCTCTTTCCATCCCCACACAACCTTTAATGTAACGCCGATTTCTCTAGCAAGGGCAGCACAGCCGCCATAAGCATTTACCACTTCATCAAGTCGCGCTCTTAATCCGGCTCTTACTTCATCCTTCAAAACCAGATACCCGCTTACTGGTGAGCGGCGCTTTCGGTCTTTCCCGCGCCGTACTCCATTGTTACCATTAAGTGTGCGTTTGTCTATTTCGCCTGTTGAGGCTGCAATTTTGATTTCGCTCATATTTTCACCTATAGCACTTTTTGCTAAAAAACTTGAGTAAGTTTGTGTATGATATGCCGCAAATGGCATTTAGTCAAAAGGTTGAATAATGATTCCTAATATTGAAAAGCAGATTGCCGATCTAGGAGAAGAAAAGATCAGAGCAATCCAGAAACGATTCACGGTTGGCGATATTGTCCCTTACGAATATCAATGCGTTGCGTATGTTGAGATCGCAAAGCGCCTAAGCAGATATGAGCACCCATTCTTTGTTAAAGCGGCTGTATCGGCTGGCAAAACAATGATGTTTGCTATGGTTGCGGCTCAGTGTAAGAAAATGGGTTTAAAGGCTTTATTTCTTGCGCGTCAGTCTGAAATCGTCGATCAGGATTCTAAAGAAATTAGCGCCTTTGGTGTGCCTAATTCAGTTTATTGTGCTGGCCTTAATACAAAAAGCGCATACTTTCCAATTGTTGTCGGATCGGAAGGGACTGTAATCAATGGCTTGAATAAGGCTTTGGGCGATTACGTCCCGCAGGTGTTAGGCATTGATGAATGCCATCAAGTAAACTGGAATGATATTGTTGAAGCGGAGGAAAACGGCGAAAGCATAGAGCAAATGATTACGCCGAAAGGGGAACCAGTAGAAGGCAATCCGTTACTGATTGGTACAGGACGCGCACAATACACAATTATTATTTTTGAAATGCGCCGCCGTTGTCGTGAGGTTCACGGTCATGAATTGCGCATATTTGGGATGACAGGATCGGAATATCGCGGAATTGATCCAATTCTGGTTGAGGATAAGCGTATGCCTGGATTTTGGCGCGAGCAGGTAACAAACATTGACACCGATTACCTAGTAAAATTTGGCTCAGTTGTCCCAACGTATTTTGGCAACGTTGGTGATTTGGGTTACGACTTATCAGAATTTACGCCAGTGCATGAATTTGGTGTTGCTGATTACGATCAGAAACAACTAAAGGCAATGAGTGACAAGATTCACCAATCAGGAACCATGACGCAGAAAATCATGCAGATGGTTAACGAGGTGATGAAAAACCGCTTGTGCGCTCTTGTTACTTGCGCTGACGAAAGGCACTGCAAAGAGGCGGCGGCGGCGCTTCCAGAGGGTACGAAATACCACATAATCACCGGAAAAACTGGAGACAAACAGCGGCGCTTATGGTTAGAAGATGCCTATGAAGGAAGGGTAAAATATATCTTCCAGGTTCAGGCGCTAACAACTGGCGTTAACGTGCCGCCGTGGGATACTTCCGTAATTCTTCGTAAGATCGGAAGCCTGACGCTATTAACTCAGCTTTTGGGGCGTGGTATGCGTCAGTTGAAAAAATACCACAAAGAGCAATTAGGGATGCACAAAACGGATCATCTTGTTTTGGACTTTTCCGGCACTATGTTTGAAATGGGTAATTTGTATTTCGATCCAATGTTGGAGCAAGCGCAATTCCAGTTACGCAAATCTCAAAACAAGGAAACGAAATATTGCCCGATCTGCAATACGGAAAATTCATTCTATGCTCGCCGTTGTATGCACGTAGATGATAACGGAAAGCGGTGTGAATATTTCTGGACTTACCAAACGTGTGAGGATCAGATTGATGACCGCACAAAGAAAGTCGTTGTAAAAGGTTGCGGGGCAAAAAATGACGTTGCGGCGCGAGTGTGCCGTTGTTGCGATGCGCAATTAAGAGATCCAAATGATAACCTATCCGGCAAGATGTACCGCAAAAACGATTGGTGTGATGTTCTCAATTTTGAGGTTACTCTCACAAAGAACCAGGCTGGCGTAATATTCTGCTACACACTGCGTGATAGTGGCGGCGTAGAATTCAGGGCGTATGAAAAGTATTTCCCTGAATCAGATCACAAGATATGCAAAACGCTTTGGACGAAAGCAGTTAGGACGCACGTTTTAGATCGCCATGCCGCAAACTTTATGATCACTTGCCGCAACGCTGTTAAGATCATGAGTTATGCTTCACAAATCATGCAGCCGAAACGCGTTACCCATCGCAAAAATACAAAGAAAGAAGACTTGATCGCACAGAAGGAGTTTTAAACATGGTAACTGATAAGGGCGATTACCTGGAGTATTACGACAAATCAGATCCAGATACAAGGCCGGAAGCGCCGCACCAGGTTGATTCATATTCATGGGTTACTCACCATTACCCATTATGGCTAACCTGGCACACAAAGAATGAGGGAAAAAAAACAATTGGCGAGGCTGTAAAGGATCGGCAAGCAGGTGTGAAAAAGGGCGTTAGCGACGTGCTAATCCTGACTGGTTTCATTGGCTGCAAATATGCATTTATAGCTATTGAGCTAAAGCGAGCCAACAAGAAAGGCACGAAAGTAAGCCAAGAGCAAAAGGATTTTTTGCGGTGCGTAAGAGAATGCGGAGGATTTGCCGCCGTATGCTATGGTTTTGAGCAATTCAAGCTAGCCATATCAGACGCGATAAAATAGCACTTTTTGTTAAAACAGCCGGAATGGATTCCGGCATGATGCACACATCAGAACGAAACGGAGAATTAACCATGAAAAAGATGTTATCAGTAGTTGCTTTATCACTTGCTCTTGTCGGTTGCATGGATAAACCCAAAACATATATTTGCGGAAATGAAGCGTTTGAGGTTACAAGCGACTATATGAAAGTTGTGCAAGGCAAAAGCACAGGCGTTGTAATGGATAATATCAGCAAAAATCAATATAAGTTGTTTACGCCAATTGGAACGGCTTTCTACACAGTTAATGAAAACACAATTGATATTAAAGTTGGCGTTTATCAGAACACTCTAACTTGCGAGGTAAAATAAAATGGCTAAAGATATTCAGAACAAAACCACGATTGACACTTTCGCGCCGGAAATGGATTTTCATGAATTGCAGTATGGCAGATATTCAGATATTGCTTTGCGTTCAGGTGGTCATTATCAGCCAGTTAGAGAAAATACTTTTCTAAAGGTTAGCGGAAACCGCTACGCCGGAAGCAAAACGCCTGACGTAGTGCGCGATTTGTGGGAAACGCCAGATGAAATTGTTGAATATCTTGCTGAACGTTACGGCAAATATGATCTTGATGCAGCCGCAACGGAAGATAATAAAAAATGCGATAAGTTTTACAGCAAAGAGACAAACTGCTTAAAGCGTTGGTGGGGTAGCAATAAACATGTTTGGTTAAATCCACCATACAGCAATCCAGATCCATTTATCAAAAAAGCAATTGAGCAGATGGAACACGGAAACCAGATTGATATTTTACTTCCGGCTGATAATTCAACTGCATGGTTTAGTGACGCACAAAAACACGCGGCAGAAATTATCTGGATTACTGGTGAAACCTGGAATGATGAAGAAGGTCGTGAATATTCCCGTACTGGTCGTGTAGCGTTTATTTCTGGCATGACAGGTGAACAAGTACAGGGCAACAATAAAGGCAGCGTGATTTTTATCATGCGCCAACTTAAAGAAGGTGAGCAACAGCAAACGCACTATGTGAAGATTAGCGACATTTGCCCTTCAGTAAAAAATAAACGAGCCAAAGCGCGGAGTATTTAAAATGAGCATTCGATTATCCGATCACATGAAATGGGATTTATTTGTTGGTATGACAATTCGCTTACTTGATAAGCATGGTTATAACGCTGATAAAATGGAGTTGATAAACTGCCTGGATATGACATTTGACGAAATCAAAGTTGCGCCTTTGTACATGTGGGAAAGAAAAATTGAGCACGACCTGATACAATACAAACGCAGAGAGGGCGCACGATTTTTCAATGTGAAATAGCACTTTTTGTTAAAACCCGCTTCGGCGGGTTTTGTATTATGTGCTTAACGGAGAACAAGAGGATTTAAAAATGAAAATTGTAAACGTCGAATACTTCAAAGATACGCAATGGCTGGCTAAAGAAGCATTATTTATGCTTGATCGCAAAAATTCAAAGGTTATTGCACAAATACTTTGGAATGACGCAATGGAGTTACTTAAAAAGGCTTACGGTTATGAAAGTGACAAAAGGTAAAAAGGAAACTTGGGAGTTAGCGAAAAAAGGCGGTCTTGATGATGGGATCGCCAAAATAGCGCAATATTTCGATATTAAAGACGTGTGCGTTATTGTCGGTGATGAAATGGCATATGTGGAAGAAAAGCCGCGCAAGGTTCATCGCGTTCAGGCAATTCCGACAACAATCGACTATAAAGAAGTTATTAACAAAACTAAAGAGCAAAAGAAATATTTCAAATGAGATACATTTACGTTATTATATTTCCTCCTGTTATAGCTTGGGTTATTGTTTATTTTTTAGTTATGGGGTTGTCATGAACTATAATGATTTATTTTCATATGAAAATGGAGCGCTTACAAGAAAGGTGGCGAAATCTAAAAGATGTAGGATTGGCGATCCTGTTGGATGGATCAACGGAAATGGTTACTTGCAAACAAGTGTATCAGGTAAAAATGTTCTTGTTCATCGTATAATATGGGAAATGCACAACGGGAAAATTCCAAATGGAATGGAAATTGATCATATAAATCACGATAGAACTGATAACAGGATTGAAAATCTAAGAATTGTTAATCACAAAGATAATCATAAAAACGTATCAATGCAATCAAATAATAAAACTGGGGTTTGTGGGGTCTGCTTTATAGAAAGATGCAATAAGTTCAGAGCATCAATAAAGGTTGACGGGGTAACTATATATTTGGGATACTTTAGCAGCATTGATGATGCTAAAAATGCAAGAAAGAAAGCAAATGATAGATTTAATTTTCACAAAAACCACGGAGTTTAATAAATGACTGCTAAAAAAATTACGGATGAGCAATTGATTGCAGAGCGCGAAGCGGGTTTAAAGTTGCGAGAGATTGCTGAAAAGTACGGAATGAGCTTACGCCAGGTTGAGCACCGTCACAGCAAATTGGCTAAGCGTGGCGAAATCTCAACTATCGGATCACCTGGCTTTGCGGTAATTGGTGAATCGCAGCTTAAACGTGCAAATGGCGAGGTTGTAATGACCTGGACTAAAACGCATAAGGATAAAGAGCAATTAGAAGCAATTATGCAAGCGGCTATGGATGCATTTTCGGAAGAAGTGCCGCGCATTAAGCCGCAACCGGAAAAAATTACTGATTACTCGCAAACGCTGGCGCTATATCCGATCTTTGATATCCATATTGGCGCAATGGCTCATAAGCATGAAAGCGGTGAGAATTACGACACGGCAACGGCGGAAAACGTAATGAATGAGTTTTTCGATTATGCAGTTGATAAAGCGCCGAATAGCGAAAAGGCTGTATTGCTGATTGGTGGTGATATGATTCACAGCGACGGATTAGAAGCCGTCACACCTGCAAGCGGTCACGTATTGGATCAAGATTCGCGATACGCAAAACTTGTTTATGTTGCCATTCGCGCCACGCGTCGAGCAGTAAGCAGGATGCTTGAAAAGCATAAAGAAGTTGAGATCCAGATTATTGAGGGCAATCACGACCAATCAGGAATGATCTGGCTACGTGCTGCAATGGCGGCGTCGTATGAGAATGAGCCACGCGTAAATGTTGATGTTTCTCCGCGTGTCGTGCATCACACTCAATATGGTAAAACTTTCCTGGCTTATCATCATGGTCACACTGTACGCAAGCCAGAAACGCTTTTAATGATGTGTGCAGCGGATTGGCGGGAAGATTTCGGAAACTCCAATTCAATGTATGCGCATGTAGGGCATTGGCATCACCAGACTGTTACAGAAACGAGCCTTGGCATTGTTGAGGTGCATAGCACTATGGCAGCAAAAGACGCTTACGCCGCGCGTGGTGGCTGGCGTTCACGTCGCAGGGCGGCGGTAATTATTTATGATAAGGAATATGGCGAAATAGGGCGTTTTATGTTTTACCCTGAAATGATTGCTTAATTAAATTATCAAGAAAAAGGCTGGCTAAGTGCTGGCCTTTTTTTGTTTTTGTGGTTAACATATTCACACTAATTTTGGCATTGACATTTTAATTTAATTGAGGATCAGATTATGAGGGACTTTCTTTTAATGGCGCAAAACTCTTTCGGAGGTGCAACGGTAGTTGGCTCTTTTACTGGAGAGTTTTTGCTTGCGGTTGCTACTTTTATTTTGTTCGCTATTTTTGGCTGTTGGGGAGCATGGCTGAAATGGCGTGATAGTAAAGCGATTCGAGAGGCTTTAGATTCTGGAGACTTAAAAACAGCATTGAACTTGAGAGCTAAAGAGAGGATGTAATGACAATCAAAAAAGGTATAGCCGCCACCGTCACAGGGGCGGCTTTAATGTTGGCATCGCCTTTGATTGAAGAAATTGAAGGCGTAAAGTATAAGCCTTACAAGGATATTGCTGGTATCTGGACTGTATGCCACGGCATCACAGGAAATGACGTTATTCTTGGCAAGGAATATACCAGGCGAGAATGTGACGCTCTATTAGCAAAGCATATGAAAGTTGCGGCTGACGCTGTTGATAAATCGGTTAAGGTTGATATTCCTATTTCTATGCGAGCGGCTTTGTACTCATTCACATTCAACGCCGGAACGGGGGCATTCAGGAAATCAACCATGTTGAAGAAGATCAACAATGGTGATCTGTATGGTGGTTGTGGCGAGCTTTGGAACTGGACATATTACCGTAACCCGAAAACGGGCAAAAAGGAAAAATCAAAGGGATTGAAGAATCGCCGCGCCGTCGAATATAAATATTGTGTGAGGGATCTTAAATGAAATGGCTAAAATTGCTTTACCCGTTTGCAGTAATCATATTTGCGTGTTTTATTGTAGCTTGTTCGCCGTCAAGCGTGTTACCTGGTCTGATTGGTAGCAAGCCTGATATAACGGCACAGGCTGGAGCGGAGAATGTGAAACAGACTGTTGGTGTAACCGCAAAGCAGGATACATCAAGCAAGCAGGAAACCACATTTAAAGAATCGGCTGTTGGAAAGGTTGACACGTCGAATAAAAAACAGGTGAGCACTTCAAGCATTAAGGCAGACAACATCACAGCGGAAAGAATAGAGATCCGCAATAATGATGGTCTTAATGTTCCGGCAATCGCAATGGGTATATTGATGTTTATTGCGGGTATGCTGGCAGGGTGGACACTTAAACGTAACAAGGCGGCATAAGCCGCCTTTTCTTTTACTCAAATTTTCTAACATGAATTAGCAATTCACCATCATGATTTGTCAGTTGATGCTCTTGATCCCCAAACGCTCGCATATCGCTGTAAAGCAACAGCATTAACGCATAGACAAAATCATCATGCGGAATTTGCATTGCTGAACTTTCTTTCAAAATAAGATCTATCAAATGCTGGCTTGCTGAATAATTCTTCATCGCTCATTTTCTCAATGTTCATCATCTCCCACACATAACGATTGGAATCACCTTCCAGGCTATGCAACTCAAAATTAAACGGCCTTTTCATCTTGTTTTTGCACCAGTACACGCAATGAATGCCGTCAAGATATCCATAACCCATCATTCGCGCTATAAACTCTTTGCTTGAGCTTGATGCGAAATAGCGGGGCGTTACCCCCGCATTTTTAGCCAGCCTTTCACACTCGCGGTGGCGGAATATAAATCTTGCTAACTCCTGGCGGTTGAACTTCTCGCGAGACTCGCAAAAGCGATACAGATCTAATAAGAACATGATTACCCCATTAACGCCGGATTGACATAAACAAATTTACCAACGCTGCAAACATAATTCTTTTCTTCAAGCATTGGCAATAATTGTTCCTCAATTCGTTTCATCACGCCTGATTGACCTGTAAACGGTTTAACCTTACGCGCACTTTCATAGATAGCTCTTGCATTGGTAACGCCTTTATTTTGACGTGAGATCTTAATGATGATTTCAATTAACTTGCTCATTTCGGCATCATCGCCAGCGTGACCGGAAGCATTCGCGGCGTTGATATATGTTTTGCTTAATTCGCTGAACATCACCAAAGCCTCTTGCATTGTATCAACTTCAATTTCTCGCGACTTTTGCGGCGTACCGTTTGGATTAAACCAATTGCGGATCGTGTGCAATACTGACGCAATGCGGATCACTTGCTTATCCATTTTACCCAAAGCACCACGCAACATTGTATGTGAATATTTCCCGCCGTCTGCTAAATCTGGCTCTAATTGCTGGCGAGCAATATTAAGAACACGCATTGCAGAACGTGACGGCTTCAATACAACATTTTGCTCAGTCATGATGTTATGAATCAACTGGAAATATTGTGCCTTTAATTCTTTATCAACTGGCGTGTAATCAAGATCACCATTTTCATCAATAAATACACGCTCGCCTAACATTGTTTTTTCACGTACAAGCAAGAAACGTTCACTTACACCAATGCCCCTTGCCCCTGCATCCATAATACCTTTTATCGTTTCGTCCTGGGCTATTACGCTCATGCATCCCAACGCAACAAAACTCATATTGTTTTCAGAGTTGGCGCGAGCTATTGAAACGTGTCCTGCGTCCCATGCTTTTAGAACCAATTCGCTGTTAGTCTTGCGATCACTATTAGCGTAAGTCAATCCGAGTAAGCTGTTGATGCTTGTTGCTTCATCGGAAATGACAGCAAAGTTACCCTGGCGATTGTTGATCTTTGCTAACCCTTCCGGCGTGGTGTCTGATACCGGAAAAACGATATCGCACATTTTTTCTAACTTTTCCTCTAATTCCTCCTTTTCCTCAAACAGCGCCGCTAACTCAGTGCCGGAACGTTCAGCTTTCAATTCCTTTTCAACGCCTTTTAATTTAGCTGCGATCTTCTTTCGCTCTTTCTTGTGTTGTTCGTTGATTCGCTCAACTTCACAGACCATTGGCGCAATAGCAAGGCTGTTGATTGCTGATTTACCAGTTGAAGGCGGCTGACTGGTTACAACATAAAGCGCCGTTGGTTGTTCAGTGCCGTGGTACTCAACCTGGAAACGTCCAACCATAGCGGCGGAAACGCAACCAATGAAATGCATATAGGCTGATGATTCAGGAAATTGAACAGATTGCGCAATGCTACGTGACAGTTTACCCACAACATCAACATCATTACCCAAAGAGATCACAGGATAGCGGTCATTAGCGCCGTTGATATCCTTTACAGGTTCCCAAAAGCTGGACGATTGGCGGTATCCGTTCGACTGAATAGCAACGCGAAGCGGCGATGTTCCCTGCGATTCTGCAATTGCTATAACTTGTTGAGGTGTCAATTTGTTGGTGTCAAAGTCAAACATCTAAAAATCTCCTTCTTGTTGCCGCTAATTATAACGGCAACATTCTACAGCCTTTTAGCAATTCGTGCTATTTGATCGGCTCAACCCTGGCTAATAACTTTCCGTCTATAATGCTATGACATTCAAGAGTTTTAGGATCGAATGCAAGCGAACGATGGAACGTATGACCAATCAGCAAATATGAATGCTTATCCCTGATGCGATAGACCGTTTCACCTTCCTTTAATGAGGATATCGCACTGAAAACAACCTTGTAACGGTATTTTTGCATGGCCTCAGAACGGTGAGGAATGTAATCTTTTTCCGGTAAACTCATTTTTCAGCACCATGATTTTGATGAAATCCAAACTTTTTCCATAACGCATTTCGTGATGTAACTGCACTTTCTATGGAATCATGCCAACCTCCAAATATGTGATTATTTCCAACCTTAACGCTTGAAAAATATTTATTCCTCTTTTTGTTGAAAAACACATCTGTAAACCCAGTTTTATTGTTTGCTGCCATAGATAGATTTTTTGCATTTTCTGATCTTGTAACGATTCTTAAATTCTCGATCCTGTTGTCTGATCTATTGTGGTTTATGTGATCAATCTCATAACCATCATCAATATTGCCGTTGTGCATAATCCAAACTATCCTATGCGCATACATTTGCTTTCCATCGATAGTTACCTTTAAATACCCCTTATTATTTATTGTTCCAGCTATAAGATTTCTACTCCTTCCCTTTTTCCATTGCTTCCAGTAAATATTACCATCTTTATAATTAAATAGATTTAAAAGTATTTCGCTTGAAATTTCGCTGTTGCACATTCAAAACCTTCCTCACAACGATACAAAGTAAAGCGGTCGCCATTTTCATCAAATACATATCCAGCTACAGCGCCAAGAACTCTACCACTTTCAATTTGATATCTTTTGCCTTGTTTAAATGTTTTTTTGACGCTCAACGAATGATCAACACCAGTGCAAAGGATGGTTTTGGTCTTGATCTCGCGAAAATCTTTAATGCTCGCCTCTTGCCACTTGCTACCCTTTGTTAACTCGCGAACCTGGAACACCTCCATTTCAATAACTTCACCGCTATCATTAACAGGAACCATTACCGCTTTAAAGCGAACATTCATTAGTTTGTTGTCAGAATTGCGGATAACTTTCATCGTGTTTTCTCCTGTTGTTTTCGTTGAAAGCATTATGCCGGATACGTGATCCGGCGTTTTAACAAAAAGTGCTATTTCTGATTTGCCAGGCATACAGCAAGCGCAAAGCCGCGCGGAGTGAGTGAGCGGATCATCTTTGTGCGCTTAGACTTGCCGCCGAGCTTTTGCCAGCCTGGATTGTTGTTCCCTGTTGGCAATACTGCGTTTGTATCCGGCATCACAAAGCCGTTACCCGTCCAAAGACAAGTTTTTTTGGTGTACGCATCGCGAGCGGGAATGATTTCAGGAAAGTGAGGATGTTTATCATCTTCCGGCAACAGACCTCCAAACGCGCAAGGATGAAAGATAAAATCAGGTTGCCGCCACATTGACGACAGAACACTAACAGGATTCTCAATCATGTATGGAACGTTAAACCGATCCGCAATATTGGCAGAAATCTTTGCCGTTTCAACCGCCTTTTTCTGGAAGTCTGGATCACGTTCACGCTTTGCTGCAAAGTGACGCGATCCGCTAACAGCTAAATCAGTGCATGGAGGGAATGCAATCACAAAATCAGGCTTGCCGTAAACCTCATTACGAGCCTTAAAGCTGAAATCTGAATCAATCCAAACGTTTACATACTCAATGTTGGGATGACTTACGCGCACTGAATGGTAATCACCATGATCGGCATCATCATAATTAAAACAGATTACTTTATGACCACGTTCAGCCCACGGCAACGCATCATAACCGGAACCGCTAAAAAGAGAAAAAACCAACATGCTTAAATCCTTTGTGTGCAGCCTTGTAAGGCGCTTTGTTTGATAGCTATGCAATCGCATTGGTTATGGCCTGAAATCGCGACAGAGTGCGAAACAGGCCGAGAATCTTAGAATGGGAAACAGCGCTTGCAAGATGGGTCGAAGTTGCAACCGCAATCATTGATTATTGCGTTAGGATCAGCAAGCATTACGCTACTTTCTTGATCCATATCCATAGCGCCTAATGCGTCATCAAGCGTTATTTCAAGATAGGCGACTTTAAGCGCCCATTCTTTGTTAAGTCCAGCCGCCTCCGCTTCATGTAGGCGAGCAAAGAAAGCATCTTGAACCATAATCAACCCCACTTCTCAATAAACATGCTCATTTCGTCAATCATCGCGTAAGCATCGCTTTCAGTCATGCGGCGGATTCTACCGCCTGGATGTTCGCCCACAGCGTAACCAGTTTTTACGCGGGTAATTGTCAACTGAAAGAAGCCAGAAGCACGATCCATTTTCAAAACTACTTTGCCGTGAGTTTTTACGATGTTCATGATGCTTTCAGTTTTAAGTTTCATCTTTGATTCTCCATTTTGTTTGTGTGTCGTTAATATACCAATCAGAGCGATACCGTTTTTAGCAATTCGTGCTATTTACAGCGATAAACGGATATCCTGATAAATCTGCATTGCGGTATCTGGCAGATCTCACCCAGCATCCTCCCTTGCTCATAATTAATGCGTTTTTGTGACGCAGGTTTACGCGGTAAATTCTTCCGGTCTTTATGTTTTTGAAATAGGTCATAATCTAACCTCATGATATTCGATGAAATCTTGCACATATGCACATTCGCGCGGTGACTCCTGGCCTTTTAGCACTTCACAGCCGCCATTAAACAGATAGCAATGCTGGCAAAGGTTTCCGCCTACGTTTTCCTCAGCGATCTTAATTCCGGTACATGCACCGCCACCAAACCTATGAACGAAATTATAAGCGGAACACCTGCAATTAATTTGCCTACGCTTTCTTTTTGCCGTGGTTTTCATGAAAACCCCTTTTTATTTTTTCTCTCTCAATAGCCGAGCCAGCTAATTCAGGAGAATCAAAAAGACCAATATGGATTTCTTTTCCGTCTACTTTTAATCTTGCTCTCCATTTTTTAGCTACGGAATGCCACGACACACCATTAAACCCTGATTTATTTGCTTTGCAATATGATTGATTTTTCCCGTTTTTATTTGCACTAACAAGGCGTAGATTTTCTATCCTGTTATCAGCTCTATCGTGGTTTATATGATCAATCTGCATTCCATCTGGAATTTTGCCATTATGCATTTCCCAAACGATTCGATGCGCAAGATAACTTTTATCATTCAATGTTATCTCTATGTATCCATCATTTCTAATGCTTCCTGAAACCTTACCAGCCCACTTTTTATTCCATGCAGAGTCTCTATATGATCTTATTTTTGTTCGCGGCTTTCTTATAAGATTACCGCAATCATATATAAAAAAGTCGTGCCAATTCATTTTTAAATTCTCCGGTTCGTTTCGATGAATGTATTATGCCAAAACAAACCGGATCGCTTTTAACAAAAAGTGCTATTTAGTCAGATTCCATTACGATGACCGGATCAAGACGTTCAAGCACGACTTTGAAATCTGCGTAAAAAGTCTGACGGCGTTTTGTCAATTCCTCATAGGTATCAGTTGCCAGGCAAGCGTGATCACCTTCATAGCACACAACGCGTTTACCGTTGGCGCGGATGATTGCAATCACGCGGTAAGTGTTCTTGCTCATGAAATCACCTCAATTTCGCAAAGGTGCTCGACTCCGGGCGCATAAACACGCTTTTCATCGTAACTGACGCAAAGGCAAAGAACCAGGCCGCGATCATCAACGATGTGTAACCAATCATGGCGGCTATACAGCATTTCATATTGGCGGTCGCGGTCAAACGTCCAAGCGCCAGTGAATTCACCAAACGCTTTAACCTTTACTTTCTTGCCTACAAAATTCTTGTGGCTCATTGTGCGGCCTCCACAGTTTCAAACACGGTATTAAATGCCAGAAGTTTAAATTTCTTGCCTGGCTCAACCACTGCGATATTCCAGGTAATTCCGCTGTGATATGCGACCATATCATCAATATCGACGGTGATTTGTGCGCCCTTCTTGAATAAACCTTTCCCATGAGTAGCGTCACGTTCAGTAACTACAGTTTCGAATTGCGTTTGTTGTTAAAAGTTCATCGTTTATTCTCCTGATTGGTTGATATGTGTATTATGCCGGAATCAGATCCGGCACGTTTAACAAAAAGTGCTATTTAGCAAAAGCAATCAAAACTTTGTGGTGAAAATGAACATCAAGTTCAACGCTTTTGCAGTCATCCGTCATTTTGATACCGTTAAACGCAATGATGATTTCACCGTTTTCTGCGTCGATGTATTGCTCAGTGTTGGCGATGCGATAAATGCGACCTACCGCATCCATAGGATCATCAATTTCAAAATAAGCGCATACGGCCTTTTTGAGTAGCGCATCTTTCTTACTGTTGACAGTATCGGCAATCTGTTTGGTTAATTCGGTAATCATTGACATTGTTTTATCTCCTGTTACTTAGTAAGCCATTCCACGCATTTAATGATGCACTCACTTTGTGAGCCGTAAAAAACACTGATCCCCTTCTGGCAGATTGTCCATGTGCGAGATCCCTTTTCGGTCTGCCTTACTTCAATCTGTAAGCCGCCACGAACCATGCATTTGAAAGCGCCAACCTTCTGGCCTTTGCGCTTTGTGGTGTAATAGTCAGTTACTGTGATGCCTTTTTCAGTTGCCAAGTCAATCGCTTGCTGGATAGTTGCCATTGTGAAATCTCCTTTAATTTCGATGTGCTCAATGTAGCGCATTCGTTCTGATTGGTTTTAACAAAAAGTGCTATTCATGCGATAGACCGATTGGTCTAGACCGTTTGGTCTAATGAACACATCGTTTTCTGTATCTAACGTATTCACGATCACGTTATGCGATCACAATATGATCATGTTGATGATTGATGTGTGAGTTTATGTGATTTTATTTGATGGGATTTGATTAGATTTGAGTAGCGAGTGAGCAGAAATAATCACACATTGCCGATCTCGTGAAAACTTTCCTGCAAAACATCAATCCATGCTCCGCGCGTTTCGTTTTGTTCCTCGTTGTTTTTCGTCAGACCTTCCGCGGTTTGGCGCAACGTTCCACAACACGTATAACAACAAAATATCTATATAATACATTGAAAAGTAAGATAATTATTATTATATATCTATATTGTTATATAACTTGTTTTGCTTGTTTCTCATGATATTGATACCCCTTTACTGATTGATAGAGTATAAAATTATAAGATAGGTGCTCTTATTTATTATTGGTGGCGGTGATTTTTAGCGAAATGGTGTAACGATTTAGAACACTGTTGATTTGAAAGGATAAATTTTCAATTACTGTTACATTGCGTGATGTTTTTGTTGCCTAATCAAAAATAACACTTGACGCATAAGCCAGGTTTGCTAAGATTTCTGCATCGAGCAACAACGGAGGATAACCAATCATGGTAAGGGGCAAAATCGTAAAGCGTGACCTATCCATAGTTGATGCAACGCCAGAAGATGCAACCAAAGATATCATGCGCCTAATGTACATAGCACGGATACTGGAGGCTGCAAAACCAAACAGGCTGTATTACATCGACATTAAGGCATCCGGTCGCGACGTTAATTCATTGCGCCAGGCAATAAACACGATTGCGAAAGAGGATCGCAGAACCATTAAGACAATAACCACTGATAACGGCTATATCGGCTTTGTTATCATCGACGTTAGAGAAGCATTTGTGTAAAGGGGTGAATCATGGAGCAGATGACAAGTAAAGAGTTTTGCGAAAAATTGCGTGAAGCCGCAAGAGCCGCTGCAACAGGTGAAGTGATAAAGTTGCCAGTTGCCTATATCACAATGCACGTTCAGGCAGAGGACGCAAAGAAGCTAAATTCCTCATACATTCGCACGATCATGAATCGTGTCCCAGAAGTAAAAGAGGTTGGATCTGTAAGCGTAAAGAAAAAGACAAGTGATGACGGAGCGGAATATTACGAGATCGCAATCAATCGTGACACAAAGCGCCGCATCGTGACAACTAATGACCTTCCGGCAATCAAAGAGCATGAGCGCGAAAAACTGGTCGAAAAGATTATGCGTATATCGCCGGACTTATCACATCTGGACGATGAAAAGGCATTGGTTGCAATGCGAGCGGTTGCCACGTTCAAAGAACTGATTAAGGAGATCGCGAAGTGAAAGCATTCGCCTTTGTCGCTGCAATGTGGTGTGTTGTTATTGATAGTCCCGGCGTGGCGCTGGTTGTGTTAGGTCTGATTTTGTTGGGGGCGTTTGATGAATAAGAAACTTTTAGATCATGCCGTGGTGTTCTTTATAGCTGCTGCTGGATTTTCGCTGTTGTCAATTGCTTTTTCAATCCTTGCTTTTGCCGTGTCAATGCTGAAATGACGGATTACATCCTTATTGGTAAATAGCACTTTTTGTTAAAACTCAATTTGGGTAGTTTGGCATAATTACCACATCGAAAGGAAACACCCCCAACGAGAGCGGGGAAGCGGTAAACGTAGGCCGGAACCGCGAAAAACCAAAACGCCAGGCAAACCCAATAGGAAGGAAGCGGCAAACGTAGGCCGGAGTCGCGCAAACCTGGCAACCAAACAAAGAGGAAAATAAAATGTTTGAACTGAAACGCGTAACTGTTGAGATCCTGAATGATGGCTCTTATGACGGCATGAAGCATTTAACATTCCCGATCCGCATTGAGAATTGCATTGATTATGGGATTGAAGTTGGCATGGTTGACGTTCCGCTTGATGCACTTATCGCGGCTGGCTATGACAAAGAGAAAGGCCAATGTGCTGATATACCGGATAGCTATGAAAGCGACACCCATTTCCCGTTCACATATGGCGAATGCCGGATTGTTGATTGAGGTTATAAAATGAGCAGTTGGCACAATGAGCACGTAATGCAATTCTACCGCCACAGAATAAAGAAAATTCTAAATAGCACGAATTGCTAAAACAGAATTTTGGGCTTGCGGTATAGTAACCCCACACCAAACGAAAGAAGGAAATCAAAATGAAATTAGCACGTAACGCGGTTTATGCACTCACTCACACATCAATTCGTAACACTTACGCATTCTTGCACGTCAACAAAGATGATCTCATTAATCCGTTTTGGATTTACAAATGTGGTGTAAATGGCTTTAGTTTGCATGGTGAGCTTTGCCGTGAATTTTGCGAGGCTGGAGGCCATGAGCACTGGCGAGATATCGGAAGCGGAACAAAGGTTACAATGATTCAAAGCCACGTTACAAAAGCCAGTGATGTTGATTTCAAGCGCTGCATGAAGTTTGCACAGAAAGTTAAGCGCAAGTAATAGCACAAAATGTTAAGCGGTCATGTGTCCTGATTGGTATAATGACCGCATCAACCAACCAAAGGAGAAGTAAAAATGTCTAAAGAGTCTATCAAGCAGTTTCTGAAATACGGTTCTATGATTGTGCTCGCTACCGTTGTGCTGGCTGGCATCGCTTACAGTGTCATCGAATTTGTGGGGTAATGGATGTTTAAGATCGAATTGTGGGGTAAGGAATACGCTAATCACTACGTTGCAACAAAACAGCGTTTCGTTATTTTCGACTTGGACGGCACATTGTCAAATGGTGAGCACCGCTTGCACCTGTTGCCAACTGTTGATTTGCACCTTACTGAAAGCTGGAGTGAGTTTAATCGCGCGGCTAAGGATGATTTACCATTCATGGATAACATAGCCGTTTGCAATGCTATGTTTGATGCCGGATACCTGGTTATCATCCTAACTGGTCGAAGTGATGAAGTTGAGTCCGAAACGCGAGCATGGTTATCTGAAAACGGCGTTTCTTTCGATTGGCTGATTATGCGCCGAGCCAGCGACAACCGGAAAGATACGGTAATCAAAGAGGAAGTGTTACGCGCTATCGGTATGGATCGCATTGTTGCATGTTGGGATGACTCGCCAAACGTTATTGCACACTTGCGCGGCCTTGGGTTGACGGTTTACCAGGCCATTGAGTACGACAAGCCGCATTCTCATTTACAGAGTCACGGTGTTGATGAATTAGAAAAGGAGTAAGTTATGTTGACAGCGTTTTTAATCTTCCTGGTCATTGTGCTTTATGTGTGTGGCATGTTCCTGATGCGAGCGCTACTAAAAGAGGCTGATACTTCCGATAAAGACGAACTTAAGCCGATTCTGTTGTGGCCTGGTTATATCATCATCCCGATTTATGAGTTGATTCGAGATCGTGAATTTGAATGGTAAATAGCACTTTTTGCTAAAACTTGCTAAGGCACATTTGATAAAGTGTGCCTTGTCGAGACAAGCAAGGAGAATGACGAATGAAACATTAAAGGTGCGGCAGTCTTATTTATCGTGACGATGGGGTTAATATTTTTGTTGCCTATTATGACAAGATGGAATTTTTTGAATCCATTTACACAAGGCGCGTTTTTAATTCAATGGTTGAATCTGGATTTATGAAAGAGTGTGAACCACCAAAAGCGAAGCCGTTTTATAAAAATGGTGATTTCTGGCATAACGCCGTATTAATCACAATTCTGTTAATTCTTTCTATGGGGTTTATTTTTATGATGCTTGATAATCGTAAAGAGACTGAAAAAACGATCATCTATCTGCGTGAGCTTGCCGATAGACTGGAAAACGGAGAGGTGGGATTAAATGATATTACGATTGAAGCGCGTAATATTTGTTGGAACGTTGAAGAAGAAACATTAACACTACAAACTGTTAAGGCGGTAAACAATGGCTAAAATTATCATCCTCAATGCGCCGCCTGGCGCTGGTAAAGACACAATAGGGAAACTGGTTGAGAAGCATTCACCAATTCATGTGCGCATGATTAGCTTTAAACAACCAATGTTTGAGATCGCATTAGCAATCCTGGGCGCTAAACGTTATGGTGATTTCATCCTTGCTTATAACGACAGGGAGCAGAAAGAAAAGTCGCATGATTTCCTGATGGGTATGACTTGCCGCCAGTTTATGATCTGGATTAGCGAGGAAGTAATTAAACCGAAATTTGGTGATGATTACTTTGGCAAGCGCTTTGATGAAATCGCAAAAGAAAGTGATTACCCTGTCATTTGCACTGATGGCGGTTTTCCTGATGAAGTGATTGCGCTTATTGAGGCTGGTCATGATGTTAAGTTGTGCCGCCTACACCGTCGCGGATTTGGGTTTGATGGTGATAGCCGTAATTACATCCGATTGCCAATGAAGATGCACCGCAGAAATGTTTATTGCGAGCATGATTTCTATTTGACCGATAATCAACCAATGGGAACGGTTGGGGCAATTATCAACATGTATCTCAAATAGCACGAATTGCTAAAACTTGCGCAAGGCCATTTGATATAGTGGCCTTATTCAAGAGAAGCAACCAATCAGGGGTTAAAAATGGCTAAGTTAACAATTACAACGAAATTCACAAAAGCAGTTTGCGAATGCGATTCGTACAAATACACAAAAGGATCATCTTTCGGTACTCTTGTTACTTATGATAAAGACGGAAGCCAGCTTGAAGTAATTACTTTTGGTAACGGTATTGGTGGTGATAATCCATCATTCAAATTTGATGAATAATCGATGAAAATCAAATGCACAATGTCAAATACTGACGCGCTTACAGTCGGGAAGATTTACGATGTAACGCCAGCGGAGGAAGGATTTAGCCCAACCGTTAAGAACGACAACAAAGGGTTTTATTATCTCAATGGCAAAGATAATCTTTCTATTCTGGTGGTTAAGGCTGTAATTGCAGAATTTGAGGTGGTGGAATGATTAGGCACTTAATTATTTTTGCGATGGTACTTTTAGGTAAAATGCTTATTGATAACGACACATGGGCTACTGCAATTGGAGGTTGTTTGCTTTTTGTTGCTGGCGGCATGTTTGGTGAGAATGAGGCAAAAAAGGAAAATAAACTTTCCGATCACTTACGCAAGGAGACTAAACTATGAACAGAAAAATGCTTATTCGCGCCTTTGCTAAGATTGCTAAAAGGTGGGGAGACTCTAACAAATCGCCTTACACGTTTAGCCGATACGGTTATAAAAATGCTCGCGCCTGGGGTCGCTGCATTGCGGATAACTACAACGCCGAAATGATGGAAGATTTTGCAAAGTGGATTGATACGCCTTTGAAGGATTGGTGTCAATTTGACTATGACTATTTCGCAGAAGAAGAAATTTCATGCTGGTAAGGAGAGTAAACATGATCGCTAAAAATGACCTTTGCAACCTGTTAACGGCTGGTAATGATTATCAGGTTTTGAATAGCACAGAAGACCGTTATTTTATTGAGTGTGACAATGGGGATCGAATGTGGATTAAAAAAGGATTTTTCGAAAGTGAGCATCTATGCAACGCAAAGCGGATCGCAGATGAAGCAAGCGCATTAGCAGAGCGTGAACGAATTCGCGAAATAGTAGCGGAGCAGGTTAGAAATTCATGCTTACCTGGTGGCGATATCTTTAAATCAATGCGCGGTGAAATGACGATTGGAATTCAAGATCGCGTAATTGCAAAATCAGTTGATTCTGTGATTGAGAATGCGCGATTCAATGCGTTGATTAACTCAGAGACTAACGAATACATCAAAGTGTTAGAGCAACTGCGTGAAGTGCTGCGAGTGCCGGAAGGTGAAAATATTGTCACTCATGCAAAAGTTGTAAGAGCGTTGGCTGATGCGCTGATTGGTCTGCAAAAATAGCACTTTTTGTTAAAACTTCCGCGATGGCATTTGTTAAAGTGTCCTCATTGAAGCGAAACACGGAGATTTAGGAAATGGCTGTATACACTGGCAAGATGTTTGAAAGCGAAAACCCGATTTACGGCGGCACTTATGAGCTAATCATTGATGAAGATCGCGTAATTCTGGCTGACGACGATAACCAGGAATATTACGAAGTAGAAGCCGATAAATGGGATAACGATGTTATGTTTCTTGTTGATAATAGCCGCATCAAGTTTTATGCAGTGGAGGAAGAAGAATGATCACAATCAACCTATCAGAAGAACAAGCGAAATCATTGTTACGCGGCCTTGGCTGGCGAATGGGTAGCGGTAGCGAGGCGGTTGTAAACATCAAAGAGGAAGTAGCAAAAGAGCTTTTTGCACAGCTTGAGCATAAACTGATGCCAGCCTCAACAAGCGCGGCAGAGTTAGCAGTGTGGCGGCATGAAAACGGCCTTAATGAAATGGATGTTGAAAAGTGGAAGCGTAAAAACGAGGTGATGCAATGATTTACATTCACTCTTACGGCGTTGGCAAGTTTGGCAGTAAGCAGATCCGAAACATTCACGATACGTTAGAAGAAGCGAAAGCACAGCAACGTGTTTTGGGTGGAGTTGTTCAGACGTTTGAGTCGGTGGAAAACATAGAAAGCGAATGGATAGAGCGCGAGCACATAAAGGAAATAGTTGTTGATGAGGTTGCGTGCTTGATTGATGATCTCACAACTGACGAGCCAGGGTCGCCGAGAAACTATGAGCCAGGCTCAACGCAATGGGATTGTTGGAAGGTCAAAACGCTAGGCAACATCCGTGACATTATGGATGGAAAATTTAACGAAATTGAATGAGTTTTAAAGCGCCTCAATCGCATTCTAAGAGGCGCTAATTTTGGAAAGGTGATTGTATGCCTAACTACATAAAACCGTCGCAGTGGTGCGCACAGAAGCAAGAGGAAGCGTTAGAGCGCGGCGACACTGACACAGCATTGCACTACTTTGAAATGTACCAACTTTGGAAATCAAGAGGACTGTAAAATGTTTGGACTTAATGAGGCTGAATACAACATTGTTAAACGTGCTGCAAAAGAGTGCATGAAGGATCTGAAAGTTGAAGTTACAAGCGGCAATAAATACGATCATATTGCGGCTGGAATTATCACCAAACATCACACGCCGATTTCAACGCTAATCACGCGCACAAAGTTTGTATGGCTTGCTGGATATATCGCTGGTCGATGGGGTAAGCCTGGCGAGTATGAATAATAGTCAGTTGGTACAAGTAAGGTTGACGGCGTTATTTCTGATTGGTAGATTAAACGCCGTGAACATAAGATGTGTTTTCACACAACGCGTGGCGCGATAGCCACAAAACCAAATCGGGCAGGGAGATCGCAACGCGCCCCGATGCCAGCGGGAACCGTAACCCGCACCATTCAGGAGAAGAAAATGAGCAATAAAGAAATTGCAAAGGTTACAATCATTGTTGAGCGCGACGGCAAGAAAACGCGATACAAAAAGCGCTTTGCAAAAGGAGAGGCGGTATTAGGCCGGATCGGTGATTTCATGGTGAAATTGCAAGAGGATAAGCCGGATGGTGTTCAAAGTTAAGTTAACTATCAGGCGCATGGGTCGCAATTGCGGATCATGCAAGCAGGATTTTGAATGCGAGGTTGCAGCATTTGACGAACATCACGCCGTCAACCTTGCAAAGCGTTTATCTGGTGCTAACCCTGAAACGCACCAATTTTCAATCAACTATGTGAGGGCTATATAATGCTGATGTTTGCTTTTGGTTTTGCTGTTGCTGCATTTATTGCAATTTGTTTTTATGGCTTTGTTAAGATCGGCGTCAGAGCTTGCTTGAATGACAATGAGCTTGCACTTGTGATCTATAAAAACAAAGATGATGTTTGGAAGATTACACGAAACTTTGAAAAGATTGCAGAGGAAATCGCATTCCGTCGCAAGTTTGGCAAGCCTGGAAGCATCAAGTATATTGATTGATGCAACGCCAAAAGATAACCCGCCTTGAGCGGGTTTTTTTGTGCCTACAATTTAGCTATAATCACGCATCAACAGGAGGATTTTATTATGGCTAAAAAAACAGAAGCGCCAGCGGCGGAAAGTCTAAACTTTAAAAAACTATGGAATAAGCGATATTCCGATCTGGTAGGTAGTGAGATTGATAAACGCGCAACGCTAACGCCGGAACAAGTCATGAACCTGATTGTTCAGTATTTTGAGTGGGCGGAGCTAAACGCTATTAAAGCAGGTGAAACGGCATCATTTCAGGGGCGAGTGTATCAGGACACGATTCACAAGCCGCGTATTTTTACATGGGAAGGGTTAAAGCTGTTTTGCGGTTTTTCCGGCACAGCACTAGCAAAGTGGAAACTTAAACCAGGCTATGATGTTGTTATTGAGTTTGCAGAATCGGTGATCAAAGAACAAAAATACCAGTTAGCGGCAAACGGAATGATTAACAGCACCATGATCGCAAAAGAGCTTGGTATTGATAAAGGCGACACGTTCAATATTAGCGCCAACGCCAAAGAGCAAGACAATACAGAAGAAGCGATGAAAAACGCAGTAGAAAGCGTCCTAAGCAAGATTTAAAGGTGAATGCTATGTTGATTTGGGAAGATTTAACAAAACTTGAAAAGCTGGCTATTAAGGAATTAAGCACACACGATTTTGATACTTTCGTTAAAATCTGGTTTCCGATCCAGCAGGGCGAAAAATGGATTCCTAACTGGCATCACCTTTATATTGCAAGGGCAATTGATGAAATTATTGAAGGTGTGCGCAAAGATACCATTTTTAACGTAACGCCAGGTTCAGGTAAAACCGAATTACTTTCGATTCACTTTCCGCCTTATTCATATCTAAAATTGAACAAGGTGCGAAATCTGAATATTTCGTTTGCTGATACACTGGTTAAACGTAACAGCAAGCGTGTGCGAGATCTGGTTAACTCGCGAGAATGGCAAGAGCTTTACCACGCAAAAACTGGTACAAGCAAGGATGATGAATTTCAGATCCTTAATGACGCTGGCAAAGTTCGCCTAGAAATGATTAGTAAATCAATGGGCGGTCAGATTACTGGTAGCCGTGGCGGTTACATCACGCCTGGCGTTTATTCCGGTTGCGTAACGCTTGACGATCCAGAAAAGCCAGATGATATGTTTTCGAAGGTGAAGCGTGAGCGCGGTCAAATGATCGCAAAGAACACCATTCGATCACGTCGCGCACATTCAGAAACGCCGATTATCGTTATTCAGCAGCGTCTACACGCGCAGGATATGACCTGGTTTCTGATGAATGGCGGAATGGGTATTGAATTTGATCAGATATCAATCCCGGCGATGGTTACAGAGGAATACGGTAAATCGCTTCCTGATTGGTTGCAACCGCACTTTGAAAAGGATGTGCTTTCGTCTGAATACATCGTTATCGACGGCGTGAAGTATTATTCTTTTTGGCCTAGCAAGGAAAGCATTCATGACCTGAAAGCGCTACGCGATGCGGATTTATACACGTTCCTTTCTCAGTATCAGCAAGAGCCTATTGCTCTTGGCGGTAACGCAATTAACGTTGGATGGTTCCAGTATTACGGAACCGGAGAAAAATCAACGATGCCAAAACCGGATCGCTTTGATTATACGTTTATTACAGCAGATACCGCTCAGAAAGAAGGTGAGCTAAACGACTACAGCGTTTTATGTTATTGGGGAATGTTCAAAGGCCGGATCTATTTTATTGACGGTGTGCGCGGAAAATGGGAGGCGCCAATGTTAGAAACGCAGTTTAAAGCGTTTGTTAAACAGTGCTGGAACCGTAACAAAGAATGCGGAAACTTGCGTAAAATTTACGTGGAAGATAAAGCGAGCGGCACAGGTTTAATCCAGAATTGCCGCAAAGCATTTCCGATAGAAATTACGCCAGTGCAACGCGATAAAGACAAAGTAACACGCTGCATGGACGCACAGCCAGTGATCAAGAATGGTTATGTTGTATTGCCTGAATCGCATCACATGCTTGCTGAATTTCTGGCAGAGGCGGCGGCATTCACTTATGATGATAGCCATCCTCATGATGATATTATGGATAACCTTTTTGATGCGGTTAATATTGAGCTTAACCTTGCTGATAATGCTGTTGATAGAATGAAGCGTTTAGCTGGATTAGCGAAGCGTTAATGTGTAAAATCAAAGGCTGGAATATTCCGGCCTTTTTTATTATGGGGGTATTTATGAGCGACAAGGTAAAGGCCATTGTTAAAGAAGATGGTTACAACGAAATTTTCGGATCTAAAGATGGAACGTTTAGGCCAAATGCTTTTTACATGCAAAGTGCGGCATTTAAAACGTTATCGCAATTTTATGAAGAAGATGGAATGGCGCGGCGCATTGTTGATGTTATTCCTGAAGAAATGGTAACGCCTGGTTTTAAAGTTGACGGCGTGAAAAATGAAAAGGCTTTTAAATCGCGTTGGGATGAATTGCGATTAAACGCTAAAATTATTGATGCACTTTCATGGTCGCGTTTATTTGGAGGTTCTGCAATTCTTGCTGTTGTGGCTGATAACAGAATGTTGAAATCACCTGTTAAGCCTGGCGCACAACTAGAAGATATTCGCGTATATGATCGCTATCAGATCACCATTCAGGAACGTGAAACTAATGCGCGGAGTGTTCGTTACGGTGAGCCAAAACTTTATAAGATCTCACCTGGCGGAGATATACCGGAATTCTTTGTTCATTACTCGCGTATTTGCATCATTGATGGTGAGCGCGTATCGAATGAAAAACGACGTCAAAATGATGGTTGGGGCGCAAGCATTTTAAACAAGCGTTTGATTGAGGCGATTGTTGATTATAACTATTGCCAGGAATTAGCAACGCAATTGCTACGCCGAAAACAACAAGCAGTATGGAAAGCGCGTGATCTTGCTTTGATGTGCGACGATGAGGAAGGGCGCTATGCGGCGCGTTTGCGTTTAGCTCAGGTTGATGACGAAAGCGGAGTTGGTAAGGCAATTGGTATTGATGCCACCGATGAAGAATATGAGGTTCTAAATTCTGACGTTTCCGGCGTTCCAGAGTTCTTACAGGAAAAGATTGATCGAATTGTTGCTCTTACTGGCATTCATGAAATCATCCTCAAAAATAAGAACACTGGCGGAGTTTCAGCGAGTCAAAACACGGCGCTAGAGACTTTCTATAAGTTGATTGATCGCAAGCGCGGAGAGGATTACAAGCCTATTCTTGAATTCCTTTTGCCGTTCATGATCGCAGAAACGGAATGGTCTATTGAATTCGAACCGTTAAGCGTTCCGAGCGATAAGGACAAAGCTGAAATTATGGCTAAGAACGTTGAATCTGTTGTAAAATTGAAAGCTGAACAGGCGATTGATCTCAAAGAAACAAGAGACACTTTGCGATCCATTTGTCCAGATCTTAAAATCAGGGACAATGACAACATTGAATTGCCAGAGCCGGAAGATTTAGAACCAGAGCCAGGGCAAGAGGGAGGATTGAATAAATGATGTTTCCCGATATGACAGAGAGCGACGTTGAAAAGGCGCTTAATGATCTGGCGGTTGATATCACTGAAAACAATGCTGATGTAGAGGCGGCAATTGCCGCCTTTATGTTGCTGGTTTACGGGTTCGCCGTTAGTGCATACAAATACCACACTCGCCAATTTATCAGAATGGCAAAGCAAACAGGCGGTGCAAATAATCGATCCGTTATCCTTCTGATTGGTGGCGTTTACGGAAATATGAATGAACGTTGGTTCAATTCAAAATACATAACCTGGCGATCACTTATTGAGGCATCCGTAAGGAAATTTGCGTATAATGTGCTTGATGATTGGGAAGTGCAACAGCGTTTAAATGAGTTACGCGAGCAAGCAGAAACAAGAGCACAGATCCGAAAGCGTCTAAGAAAATATAAGGCGTGGGCTAAAAATAGGGCGTCTGGTTTTGTTGGTTCGTGGTATTCCGTGTTAATGTATCAACGCGTAGTTGATGCAGGAGTTACCCATTATATTTGGCGCACTCAGGAAGATAATCGGGTTAGACCTGAACACGCGAAATTGAACATGAAGCGGATCTCATTGGCAATAAAGCACATATTCCCAGGGCATGAATATAATTGTCGCTGTTGGGCGCAACCGGATTGGGAAACAGAGCAAGAGGTATATTTATGAAGAAGGTGCAACGTTTTGATAGTGTCAGAGTAAAGGCGCATTTTGATGAACACGGTTTTTTAGTGGATCGGCCTATTGTGGCGCGAATTGGTTTGCAGATTTATCAAACGCCATACGGCGAGCGTAGAGAATTCAGGCCAGCAAGTGAAGTGTTTAAAGCTGATAGCCTAGCGACTTACGCAGGGAAACCGATCACAGTAGGTCACGTTACTGTAACACCTGAAAATGCGCGTGATGTTGTTGTTGGGACTTGTTCCGGCGCTGGAATACCTAACGGGATCGGAGTTGAAGCGCCTTTGAACATTTACGCAAAAGACGCTATAGAAAGCGCCAAGAAAAAGCAAACGGCTGAAATTAGTGTTGGTTATACGTCGATTGATATTGATAAGCCTGGTTATGGCTCTAATGAAACTGGTGAATACATCTTTGAAGAAGATCTAAAAGAAGATGAACAGCCGCCGGAAGGATGGGTAAAATTTGATGCGCTGCAAACAAGCATTAGTGTTAACCATATTGCGTTAGTGTTTAAGGGTCGCGCTGGCATTGCAAAATTGAATCTTGATAGCGAGCAAGAATTCCCGTATGATATCGACGTTAAATTAAATAAAGAGGACGAAGTTATGACCGTTAAAATTAAACTTGATGGTGCTGTTGAATTTGACGTACCAAAAGAAGTTGCTACTTTTATCGAAACCGTGAAAGCAGACGCTACAGCGGCAAAAACTAAAGCCGATAGTCTGGAAGCAGAGCGCGATGCGCTACAGGCGAAAGTTGACGGCATTCCGGCACAGATTGAAGAAGCCGTGAAAAAAGCAAAAGCTGACGCTGATGAACATGCCGAGCTTGTCGCTACCGCTTCCGAAGTTGGCGTAAAATGCGACGGCCTAACCGCCAAAGAAATTAAGATCGCATATGTAAAAGAGGTTATGGGTAATGACATTAGCGAAAAGGCTGATGCATATATTGATACCGCTTTTGATATCGCTAAAGAATCTGATAAAATGGCGGCTCAACGTATCGCATTAAAAGGCGATGCAGCAAAAAACAAACAGGATGCAGCGGAAACAGTTCTTGATCCTTCCGCACGTCTGAATAAAGCTAAGTAAGGAGAAAATATTATGGCTCAGATTTCAGCAAGTTATCATGTTGCAATGGCTCGCGCCTTGCCTGGTCAAGTTTCTGACACTTCCGCGTATAACATCGACGGCGCTTGTGTTCTTGATGGTGATACCGGAACAACAATTTATGTTGGCGTTGGTGTTCAACATGGCGGAATTAGCGCAAGCGGTGAGAAATTAATTAAGGCTATGGCGGCGTCTGGTAATGCTTATGGTGTTGCTATTCGATCCAACTTCCAGACCACATCTAAAGATGGTCGCATGGTTTATGAGGCTGGTAGCGGAATTAACGTAATGACCAAAGGGCGCGTTTGGATGCTATCTGTAGAATCAGAAGCGCCAGCATTCAAAACACCTATCAAACTTGACAATTCAGGACAGGTTGATTTAACGTCTGGATTAATTGAAACTACTTGGATCGCAACTGGAGACTTTACGGAATTCCAAGATCTAAAACTCGTTGAGGTTCAACTGGTATAATAATAAGGCCGGATTATTCCGGCCTTTTATATATGGTGGTTTTATGTCTGATTACGGTTCTATAATAGGTATAGTTGAAAATGGGTGCTTGGTAGATTCAAGCCTTTATAATATAGATGGCTCGCCAGTTATGGATGTTTCAGCCGTGATAGGTAAGGCCGTATGTGTTGATCGCATATCTTGCGGTTACAAAATAATCAGCCACAATTTTAATGAAAACTCAAAGCATTACGGAATCGTTACGCGTGATTATATGGATTTTTGCAAAGAATATTACGACGCCGGAGATCCGGTTAACGTAATAACTCATGGTCGAATTTGGGTAATCACTCAGGACGAACAGGATATTCCATCGTATAAAGATCCTGTTTTTGTTAAAGACAATGGCTCTATATCAACAAGTGGATTTCCTACCAGTTGGTTTTTTACTGGCGAATACGTAAGATATTCACAAGGATATATTTTACTATCAGTTCAGTTGTAGCGTGCTAACACAAAAAACACTTGAACGTTTAACAAAAAATGCTATATTAAAGCCGTTATTGTGACGGCTTTTCTATGAGGGGAAATATTATGTTTAAAGAAATTAAATATGATGAATTTGAAGCAAACGTGATCGCCAACCATATGCAGTTACGCGGCGCTAAAAACGACGCATCTGATATGGGTATTTGGACGGCTCAAGAGCTTCATAAAATTAAGGCTCAAGCCTATGAAAAAGAATATCCGGCAGGTTCCGCACTGCGTGTATTCCCTGTAACGTCCGAGCTTTCCGATACAGATAAAACCTTTGAATATCAGACTTTCGACAAAGTAGGGCACGCAAAAATCATCGCTGATTATACTGATGATCTGCCAACTGTTGACGCGCTGATGACTTCTGAATTTGGTAAAGTGTTCCGCCTGGGTAATGCGTTCCTGATTTCCATTGACGAAATCAAAGCAGGTCAACGCACTGGCAAGAGCCTTTCAACTCGCAAGGCAAACGCCGCACAGAATGCGCATGATCAGCTTGTAAACCACCTGGTTTTCAAAGGCTCTAAACCGCATAAAATTATCAGCGTGTTTGAACATCCAAACCTGACAACTATCAACTCCGCAGGTTGGAACAACGCCGCAGGTACTGGTAAAAAGCCGGAAACCGCACAGGATGAATTAGAGCAAGCGATTGAAAAAATCGAAACGCTGACCAACGGGCAGCACCGCGCTAATATGATCCTGATTCCGCCGTCAATGCGTAAAGTTCTGATGGTTCGTATGCCGGAAACAACCATGAGCTATCTTGATTATTTCAAGCAGCAGAATGGCGGTATCACTATCGAATCCATTTCCGAGCTTGAAGATATCGACGGCGCAGGTACTAAAGCGGCGCTGGTTTACGAAAAAGATCCAATGAACATGAGCATTGAGATTCCAGAAGCGTTTAACATGCTGACCGCGCAACCTAAAGACCTGCATTTCAAAGTGCCTTGCACCTCTAAATGTACTGGCCTGACGATTTACCGTCCGTTAACGCTGGTTCTGATTAAAGGTCTTGTAGTAGGCTGATAATTCAATTAATATAGGGAACCGTTAAAAGGTTCCCTTTTTTATATCTGGAGAAAAACAAATGGCTAAAGAAAAAGAAATTACACTGGTTAACACTGGCGTTGCACTGATTATTATTGATCGCGTTGACGTTATGCCAGGTAAGGAAATTACCGTTGCGGAAAGCGTGTTAGAGCGGCAGGGTACAAAATCACTGGTTGCACAAGGCAAGCTAACCGTAAAAGATAACAGCGAGCTAAACGATAAGATCATTGAGGCGTTCAACGAAAAACGCAAGCCAAACCCAACCGAAGGCAAAAGCAAAGCACAGCTTGAGGACGGCGGCGAGTATTAATTAGAAAGGGCGCTCATGTAGCGCCTTTTTTATTATGGGGGTTATTATGGTTAATGAAATTTATGGCGATATTGAGATCCTAGAGCAAATTTATAAAATCGCGCCAGCATTCAAGAAAGTTGATCCTGAATTGATTCAGGCATGGATTGAACTGGCTAAAGATTTCGTTTGCGAAAAGCATTTCAAAGACAAATATTTCCGCGCTGTTGCTCTTTACACTTTGCACCTGATGACTCTTGACGGAGCTATGAAACAGGAAAGTGAGAGCGTAGAAAGCTACTCGCATCGTATAGCGTCATTTTCCCTGACTGGTGAGTTTTCGCAGACGTTCAGCAAGGTTAGCGACGACACAAGCGGTAACACGTTGCGCCAAACGCCGTGGGGTAAAATGTATGAAGTTCTCAACAAGAAAAAAGGCGGCGGATTTGGCCTTACAACTGCCTTTCATCGGAGGTGCTCACGATGAATTATGAACAAATCAGATCTATGGCATCGGCTGGAATTAATTTTTTTAGCGATGGAACTGGTGAATTTGATTGCATTACTCAACCTGGAAGCGTTGAAATTGTTGGCGGTATTGAGGTTGAAAAACCTGAAATAAAGGTGAAGATTAAAGGTCTTGTGAGAGCACCACGGACGCGAGAAGTTGACGGAGAGACAATTAGAGTTACCGACAAGTTAGGCGTTTTTAATGCTGATGTAGAGCTTAAAAACGGATATCAGATTGATATCGACGGCGAGCGTTATGTTATGGTTGAAACAAGACCAATCAGACCAACAAGCATTACCGTTGCTTACCGTCCAATAATGCGGAGGGTTGCGGTTCATGGCTGATTATTCGATCCGAGAATTTCATGGCAATGTTGACAAATGGATCGAGCAAGTAGAAAGCGGATTGAATGACGTGATTCAGATTTTTGGTGAAAAGGTTCACGGCGCATTAGTTGATATTGCGCCAGTGGACACAGGACGATTCAAAGCCAATATGCAGATCACAGCAAACAAGCCGCCTCTTTACGCGCTCAATCAATATGATCCTGATGGTGATAAAACAAAGGCGGAAGGTCGCAGGACGCTTTATGCTTTATTGCATGGCGGCGGCGCTATTAAATCAATATACTTTTCCAATATGCTGATTTACGCTAATGCTCTTGAATATGGTCATTCAAAGCAAGCGCCAGCGGGGGTATTTGGTATCGTTGCGATCCGGTTGCGCTCTTACATGGCGGAAGCGATAAGGGAGGCGAGAAAGAAAAATGCACTATGAATTATCTGTTGCGGCAAGAATGGTGCTGGCTCAAGAATACGAAAGCGAATATATGATCGCTTATGAAAACGTTGAATTTACGCCACCAAAAGGCGGCGGCATTTGGCTTAAATATGACTACAAAGAAGCAGATACAATAATTCATGATCTGAAAAGGAAATGCATTAGCTATATTGGAATGGTTCAGATCGGAATTGAATTCCCGCCAGGTTCAGGAATTGATAAGGCTCGCAAGCTGGCAAAAAATATTGCTGATTTCTTTGAAGATGGTAAAATGCTTTCGAATGGCTATATTTCAGAAGGTGCAAAAGTGCATCAAGTTCAGAAATCAGAATCAGGCTGGTTTTATCCAGTACGTTTTTATGTTCGTTATGATGGTTAATAAAGGGGGCTATTATGCACTTACCTAACGGATCACAGATTTTTATTGAAAACACGCGCGGCTCAGAAATCAAAGCAACAGCAATCAGCAACGCAACAGATCCGGTGTTTACCGCGTCTGATACTGGCGGATTGAAAAAAGGTGATTATGTGATTGTCACTGTATCAACGTGGGGTAAACTTCTTGATCGTGTACTGCGAGTTAAAGAGGTTAGCGATAACACAAGTTTCACGCTTGAAGGTATCGACACCACTGATGAAAACGTTTTTCCGTCCGGCGCTACTGGTAGCGTTATGAAAATTGAATCATGGACAGAGATCCCATGCGTACAGGACTTGGGGCAGGACGGCGGCGAGCAGCAGTATTACAATTACCAGTGCTTGAGCGATGACCAAGAGCAGCAGTTACCAACCTATAAAAGCGCGGTGTCACTGACTTACACCTTTGCGCATGAGTACGATAATCCGATTTATCCGCTCTTGCGTAAGGCTGACGAATCCGGCGACGTTAAAGCATTGCGCATGTATGTACCAAAAGCAAAAGAAATGCGCCTTTGGGCTGGTGTGCTTTCTTTCAACGAGATCCCACAAACGGCGGTAAACGAAATGGAAACCGTTTCTTTGTCGGTATCCCTGAAAGGTCGCTTTACTTTCTTGCCTTCTACTCAGGCTTAATTTAAAGGGGCGCATTGCGTCCCTTTTTTATTTGATGTAATATCACCTCAATATTTAACCACTCAGGAGAAATGACAATGGCTAAAATGAAATTGACTCTTGCCCCGCTTCCAGATTTCAAACTTCCAGTTAAATTTGTATTGCCGGATGGTAACGAGCAGAAAATTGTGTTTACCGTTAAGCATAAAAAGGCCAGCGAGATTCAAGAGCTTTACCAGAAAGAAGGTATTAAAGATCCTGAATTCATCATAAATGTTGCCGTGGGTTGGGATCTGGAGGAAGAATTCAACGAAGAAAACGCGCAACTGTTAGTTGATTATTATCCTGGCGCGGCGCTGGCTCTTATGGGATCTTATTTAAGTGCGCTGGCAGGGCAACGCGTAAAAAACTAAAACGGGCGGTTTATCTGTATTACCAGAAACCGCCGACAGATGCAGAATTGCAAGCCGTAGGATTAACCCGCGCAGACTATGAAGGAGAAGATCCGCCAGAGGTCATATTTGATGAAAGTATGATGCAATCATGGGATATATTTTGCGCGATGGGTACACAGTGGCGTAGTGCTGGCGCTGGTGCTTACGGTTTTGATTATAATGTTTTGCCTATGTTATTCAGAATCTATAAAATAGACGATGAAGAAATGGCCTTAAATGACTTGCGCATCATGGAACAAAAAGCACTGGAAATGATGCAAGCAAATAACAAATAAAGCGCCTACGGGCGCTTTTTTTATGAGGGTAAAATATATGGCTGAACAATTTGCAGGTTTAACACTTGGCGTTAACGTCGAGCAGTTAAACAGGGCTGTAAAGTCATTGCAGGACTTTAAAAAAGCAAACGACGAAGCAAAGAAAGGCGTTGAGAGCTTTGTTAATGAGGAAGAAATTGCAAAGCAAAGAGCAAAACAATTAGCTGATGAATTGGCGAAACAGAGCCGTGAATTTAAACGCATTCAGGACACTGTTGATCCGACAGCGGCGAAAATGCGCAAGCTATCTCAGGCCGCAAGTGATCTTGATAAGCTATGGCAAAAGGGCATTGTTCCCGATGAAACGTTTTTCCAGTTGGGGAGTATGCTGGAAACTCAGATCAGTAAGCTGGAGCGTAATAAAAAGGCGTTAACGGAAGAAGGCCGCGCAGCACTTGAGGAATCAAAAGCCAAAGAGAAAGCAGCGTTAGCCGGAAAAACTTTCCTTGCGGATCTGGAATCGCAATCCGCCGCGCTTGGAAAAACAAAAGCCGAATTGCTGGAAATGAAAGCGGCGCAACTTGGCGTAAGTGCTCAGGCCGCGCCATTCATTGCACAGCTTAAAGCGCAAGAAAAACAGATGAAGTTAACCGGAATTAGCGCGGGGCAATATAACCAGGCCATGCGAATGCTTCCGGCTCAGATCACTGACGTTGTAACGTCGCTGGCTTCCGGTATGCCTGTTTGGTTGGTTGCAATCCAGCAGGGTGGACAGATTAAGGATTCTTTCGGCGGCGTTGGCAATACGTTTAAAGCGCTGTTGTCGTTTCTGAATCCGGTAAACGTTGGACTTGCCGCCTTAGCCGTTTCAATTGGTGCTCTTGTTAAGGCTGGTTATGATGCGTATAAGTCGCAACGTGACTTGCAAGAGGCGTTGGTGCTGACTGGTGGCTATGCTGGCACAAGCGGCGCACAGTTCGATAAGCTGGCGCAGGACATTAATAACAGCACTGATGCGACGATAGGAAACATCCGATCCATCGCAACAGAGCTTGCAAAATCCGGCAAATTCACGATTGATCAGATTAAATCGATCACAAAGACTACCGCTCAGTGGTCAACGGTAACGGGTGAATCAAGCGACAAGATAACCGATTACTTTAATAAGATTGCTGGCGATCCGGTTAAAGGTCTTGCAGAGCTAAACGAGCAATTCAACTTTTTAAGCGAGGGGCAATTAACCTACATTGCAGACCTGGAGAAAACGAAAGGCAAAACGGAAGCAGTAACGGCGGCGACAAAGTTATTTGCTGATGTTATGGATCAGAGATTGGCTAAACTGGCAGACTCCGCAACGCCATTAGAAAAGATGTGGACGAACATTAAAAAATGGGCGTCAGATGCATGGGGTTGGGTTGGGGATCACACGCTGGCGGCGCTTAACCTGATTATTGACGTTGTAGCCGGAACCGTTGAGCAGGTTCGCTATTTGCTTAATCAGGGTGATATCCTCATTGGTGAATTTATTGTATCGGCAACCAAAACGATGCAAAAAATCCCAGGGCTTGATAATGTTGGCGATTCTGTTATTTCGCAGCAACAGAAGATTATCAATAACGCTAAGGAGAACAACAAGGAGCTATTAAAATCAATTGCCGAACGTAACGAGCGAGTCAAAAAAGGCGAGCAGGGTTACATTGACATGATGAAAAATCGTGCGGCGGTTGAACAGCAATATGCGACAAAAACAAAAGAGAATATCAGGAAGGAAGCCGAGGAATTAGCCAAGCGCGATAAAAAGCAAAAGGCTGAAAAAGTTAAGGTATCGGCTGGCGATAAGCTGGAAGAACAATATCAGCGTGATATCCTGGCGTTAGAAACTCAATTAAGAGTTTTGAAAGAGCACAAGACGATCACAGATACCATAAGCCAGCAACGTAAATCTTTATGGGCTGAACAAGCTAAAATTCAGATTTTGCAAGAAGCATCAACAAAACGGCAACTTACTGATGAAGAAAAAAGCATTTTAGCCAACAAAGATAAGATCCTGGCGATGGCTGAACAAAAAGCTATTTTAGGCGATCAGATTGTTGCGCAAACGCGCCTTAATCAGTTGCAAGATAGCTCAATCAAGTTTATCCAGCAGCAGAAAGCAGCAACAGAATCACTAGCAAAAACCAGAGGGTTAAGCGAGCGTGAAGCAGCAAGAGCGGCGGAACGTGCAAAGGTTGAGGCTGATTATCTTGCCAAAGGAGGCAAGGAAGGAGATCCGCAACTCACCGCAATGATGGATGCATTAGACAATCGCTATAAAGAGGAAGATGCTAAACGTGCTGATTGGTTGGCTGGCGCTAAAAATGCCTTTGCGGAGTACGGCGAGGAAGCAATGAACATGTATGATAATATCGGCAACATTGCGAGCCAGGCGCTAAACGGCCTATCGCAACAAATGGCTGATTTTTTGACTACTGGACAAGCAAACTTCAAAGACTTTGCAAAATCGATCATTAGCCTTATTGTTCAGATGATCACAAAGATGGTTATCTTTAATAGCATTTCCGGCATGATGGGCGGATCAACCTGGACGCTTGGAAGCCTTTTAAGCGGTGCTGGTTTTGCTGGCGGCGGTTATACTGGCGACGGTGGAAAATATGATCCGGCTGGCGTTGTTCATAAGGGTGAGTTTGTTTTCACCAAAGAGGCAACGCAAAGAATCGGAGCTAAAAACCTGTATCGCATGATGCGAGGTTATGCAAACGGCGGTCAAGTAGGAAGCGTGACAACTGGCGGAGATGGCATCAATCGCGGTGCATCGCAATTTGCATTTGGTGATATAAACGTTAACATTGATAACGGTCAAGATCCAAAAGGGATGGAAACTGGCATCAAGATGATTTTCACTGAAATGATTCAACGGTCATGCTCGCAAGGTGGCGAGGTTTATAATTTTGTTCATGGGAGGGCTTAATGTTAGATGAATTTACCTGGTGTACGCAGATTCAGAGCGGCGGCGGTGTAATGACAACTACCAATAACGACAGGGAAGTTGTTTTTGGTAACGGTTATCGCCAAAAGGCATCTTCTGGATTTAACACGGAGCGTAGGGAGTTTTCTATTGTTTACGCTGGCGCTGATTATAAAAAAGTGAAAGCGTTCATGACGGATCACAGATTAAAGCCTTTCTTGTGGAGGATGCCGGATGGTGATTTAGGGTTGTTTACTGTTAAAGCCGGAACGGTAGGACTAACTCCAATAAGCCCAACCGCTCAGGAAGTCAAAGCAACTTTCACGGAAGAATTTACATCCATGCGATAAATCAAAGCCGCCATTGTGCGGCTTTTTTATTGTGTCTATAATGGTGCTTTATTGGAGGGCATAGAATATGGCTGAAAAACAGATCAAAAAGACTTTTGAAAATTGTCTGCAATCGCTTTTCCCTGGTGAAATAATTACGCTTGTTGAGGTTGACGGCACAAAATTTGGTGCGCAGGTTTACCGCTTTCATGCTGAAAATATCGCGTACACGCCAGAGGAATTAATGCAAGCGCGTGAAACTGGAATATTGCCGCCGAAAGATATTAAATTCCGTGGCGAGGTTTACGGGGCGCGGCCTTTTGGGATTACTGGCATTGGATTTACAAGTAACGGAAAGGCAGAGAAACCACAATTGGCGCTTTCAAATTTAGATAGCCGAGTATCTGCATTAATCAGATCATATAATGGCATGATGCAAGCCAAAGTAACAATTTGGGTTACATCGGCTGATTTAATTGATGAAGAAGGAAACGTGGAGGACGGCGCATATAGAAAGTTGGTTTATTATATTGAGCGTCCGAATTTTGTTAATCAGACGGTTGCACGTTTTGAATTAACATCACCTTATGACATGGACGGAATCATGATCCCGCCACGACTCACGCAAAGCGTTTGTTATTGGGCGCAACGCGGATGGTATAGAAGCGGTAAAGGTTGCGGATATAACGGATCAGCAATGTTTGATAAAGACAATAATCCGGTAACAGATCCGAGTAAGGATTGTTGCGCCGGAACGGTAACAGCTTGCAAATTGCGCTTTGGCGCTCAAAATGAATTAGACTTTGGCGGTTGCGCGGTTGCATCACTATTGAGGAAAAACCAATGATTAACGCAAAAATTAAACTTGAAATTATGCGCCATGCCAATGACGTTTATCCTAATGAATGTTGCGGCCTGGTAACTCAAAAATCACGCGTACAGAAGTATTACCGGATCGACAACGTGAGCAAGGAGCCGGAAAAGCATTTTGAAATGGATGCTGAACAATATGCAGAAGTTGAGGACGGCGGCGCAGATATCATCGCCATAGTTCACAGCCACACAGGGGAAGGGGCAACCACAATCCCTAGCGCACACGATTTATGCATGTGCGATGAAACTGGTGTTTCATGGATTATCGTGTCTATTCCAGAGGGTGACATGCGAATTATAGAGCCTGAATCACGGCCTTTGATTGGTCGCCCATGGTCGCTTGGCGCTTATGATTGTTGGGGGCTGATTATGGCCTGGCATAAAGAGCAAGGCGTGATCCTGAATGATTTCCGAAAGCCGTATGAATGGTGGAAGCCGGAACATGGTGAAAACCTTTATCAAGATAATTACTTGAAAGAAGGTTTTATAGAAACAGGAGGGCCACCAAAGCCAGGTGATATGATCATAATGCAGTTGCAAGCGCCAGTATGGAACCACGCCGGAATTTATTTAGGCAACAATCAACTATTGCATCATGCATTCGGCAAGTTGTCGCGAGTTGATTTATATTCTGGATGGTATCAGGAACACACAACAATGATTTGCAGACATAAGGATCTGAAAAATGAATAAGGTTATCAACGTAAAATTATCAGGCTCATTAGGTCGCCGCTTTGGTGTTTTCCATAAATACGCCGTTGAGAGTTGGCCTGAATGCGTAAGGGCATTATCAAGCCAGGTTGAAGGATTCAAAGAATTTATGCAAAGTGAAATCGGATCAAAGATGAAATTTGCAATTTTCGTTGATGGCAAAAATGTTGGCTTGAATAATGATAGCGCTTGGCGTTGTGCTCGCGAGGTTCGAATTGTTCCAATTCCAACAGGTTCAAAATCTGGAGGTTTATTTCAGGTTGTATTGGGCGCGGCGATTATGGTTACTGCTTTCTTTACTGGTGGCGCATCGCTGGCGGCTATGGGCGCGTTTTCATCGGCTGCATTTATGATGGGTGGTGCAATGGCTCTTGGAGGTGTGATGCAGATGATTAGCCCACAACAAGGGGGAATGAGAATGGAGAGCCAAAGCGCAGCAAATAAACCATCATATGCGTTTGGTGGTGCTGTTAATACTACGGCGGCAGGTTATCCGGTATGTTTGCCATATGGTTATAGAACTGTTGGCGGCGCTGTATTCAGTGCTGGCTCATACGCAGAAGATAAACTTTAATTATATAAACCCGCCGTTGCGCGGGTTTTTTGTTACATGTACAATGTCAGCACGTTTAAATAGCACAAAAGGTTAAAAGCTATGATCAAAAATATGATAACTGGCAGTAAGGGCGGTTCTTCAAAGCCTCATACACCTGTTGAAATGGAAGATAACCTAATTTCAATTAACAGGATCAGAATTCTTTTAGCAGTTTCTGATGGTGAAGTTGATCCAGACTTTTCATTGAAAGATTTATATTTTGATGACGTTCCTGTTATGAATCAGGATGGTTCACTAAACTTTCAGAATGTTAAGGCAGAATTCAGACCAGGGACGCAAACGCAGGATTATATTCAGGGGTTTACTGATACAGCCAGCGAAATTACAGTTGCTCGCGATCTGACAGCCGCAACGCCTTATATTATTTCTGTTACCAATAAAAACCTTTCTGCGATCCGTATTAAAATTTTAATGCCTCGCGGGGTTACTCAGGAAGATAACGGAGATCTAACAGGTGTTCGCGTTGAATATGCTGTTGATATGGCTGTTGATGGTGCTGAATATAAAGAGGTTTTGCATGATGTAATTGAAGGTAAAACAATGAGCGGTTACGACAGAAGCCGCCGAATTGATTTACCCGCTTTCAATGAGCGTGTTTTATTGCGCGTTCGTCGCCTGACAGACAGCACGTCAGCGAGAGTTACCGATCTGATTAAAATGCAAAGCTATGCGGAAGTTGTAGACGCTAAATTTCGTTATCCCCTGACTGGTTTAGTTTACGTTGAATTTGATAGCGAATTATTCCCTAATGCGTTACCGAATATCAGCATTAAAAAGAAATGGAAGATCATAAATGTTCCGTCGAATTACGATCCGATTAGTCGAACTTATTCAGGGTCATGGGATGGAACCTGGAAAAAAGCGTGGTCTAATAACCCTGCTTTCGTTCTGTATGATTTAATCACCAATCAGCGTTACGGACTCGATCAAAGAGAATTAGGCATCGCGCTTGATAAATGGAGCATTTACGAATGTGCGCAGTATTGCGATCAGATGGTTCCAGACGGTAAAGGCGGAACAGAGCCGCGCTATCTTTGCGACGTTGTGATCCAGAGCCAGGTAGAAGCGTATCAGCTTGTCCGTGATATTTGCTCAATCTTTCGAGGAATGAGTTTTTGGAACGGTGAAAGCCTTTCAATTGTGATCGATAAGCCGCGCGATGCGTCATACATCTTTACCAATGACAACGTGGTTAATGGTGAGTTTACTTACACGTTTGCCAGCGAGAAAAGCATGTACACGCAATGTAACGTGACTTTCGACGACGAACAAAACATGTATCAACAGGATGTTGAGGGAGTTTTCGAAACGGAGGCGGCGTTACGCTTTGGATATAACAGCACGTCAATAACTGCTATCGGTTGCACTCGACGTAGTGAGGCTAATCGCCGTGGGCGCTGGATTCTGAAAACCAACGTCAAGAGCACAACAGTAAACTTTGCTACTGGCCTGGAAGGTATGATCCCAACGGTAGGCGATGTAATTGTTGTTTCGGATAACTTCTGGTCAAGCGCTTTGACGCTGAATCTATCAGGTAGATTGATGGAGGTTAACGGGTTGCAGGTGTTCACGCCGTTTAAGGTTGACGCAAGAGCGGGTGATCGCATTCTGGTAAATAAGCCGGATGGTAAGCCAGTTGGTCGAACCATTGCGCGTGTGAGCGATGACGGCAAAACGCTAACGCTAAACACAACGTTTGGCTTTGACGTTTATCCTGACACCATTTTTGCAATCGAAAGAACGGATATTGCACAGCAACGCTATGTTGTAACCGGAATCACTAAAGGTGATGGTGATGAAGAATTTACCTACAACATAACGGCTGTTGAATACGATCCGAATAAATACGATGAAATTGATTATGGTGTAAACATTGATGACCGTCCGACTTCAATCGTGCAGCCTGACGTATTGCCAGCACCTGAAAACGTCAAGATCGAATCTTATTCGCGAGTTGTTCAGGGCGCGAGCGTGGAAACAATGCACGTTTCATGGGATAAAGTTGAATACGCAAGTCTGTATGAAATGCAGTGGCGAAAAGACAATGGCAACTGGAACAATACGCCGCGAACCGCGAACAAGGAAACGGAAGTTGAAGGTATTTATGCGGGTAACTATCACGTAAGGGTTAGATCTGTTGCAGCTAATGGTTCAGCGTCTGGATGGTCAGCCATTGTAAGCGCAGGATTAACTGGAAAGGTTGGCGAACCGGAAAGGCCAATTAACCTTACTGCGTCTGACAATGAAGTTTTCGGAATTCGCGTAAAATGGGGTATGCCAGAAGGAAGCGGAGACACGGCATATATTGAGTTGCATCAAGCGCCAAACGGTTCTGATGGTCATCCTATTGTTGATGAAGCAACGCTCTTAACGCTTGTTCCGTTCCCACAATATGAGTATTGGCATTCAATACTGCCAGCGGGTCATGTTGTCTGGTACAAGGCAAGGGCAGTTGACAAAATCGGGAATGTGTCTGATTGGACTGACTTTGTGCGCGGCATGGCTTCCGACGATACGAGCATTATCACGGATCATATTAAGGTCGATATTGAAAATTCTGATGGATATAAGTGGTTACAGGAAAACGCAATAAAGGCCAATGATAAGATCCACAGCACAGCGGAATCAGTGATTGAAAACGCATTAGCGAATGATAAAGATGTGCGACGTATGCGAGTTGAAAACGGCAAGCGTAAAGCGGAGTTCTTGCAATCGCTGAAACTCATTGCAGACGAAACAGAAGCAAGGGTAACGCAGGTCACTCAAATGAGTGCGCAATTTGACGAGAAATTAACGGCTCAAAATAGCGAATTGAGAGAGGTAATTGCTAACAGCACTGAAACCATTAGCCAAAGGATTGATCAGCTTACAGCTACGTTTGAGAGCGAAATTGATGGGGTTAAGCAGGATATCAAAGCGCAGATAACTGATGTTAACCAGGCAATAACCAATGAAGCGGAAGCGCGAGCGTCAGCAGATAGGGCGTTATCAACTCAAATTGGTGATACCCAATCAGCGGTTAACCAGAAACTTGATTCTTGGGTTAACGGTACAAGCGTTGGTGCGATGTACGGCGTTAAGTTGGGGATCAGGTATAACGGGCAGGAATATAGCGCAGGTATGGCGCTTTCTCTTGTCGCTGATGGTAGCGGAGTTAAATCACAATTCCTGTTTGATGCCGGAAGATTTGCGATCATAAACAACCAACAGAGCGGAGCCTTTACATTGCCGTTTGTAGTTGAGAATAACCAGGTGTTTATCAATAGCTTGCTTGTGAAAAACGGCTCTATTGGCAATGCTCAGATTGCGGATCAGATTAACTCTAACAACTGGCAGAGCGGCGCGGCTGGATGGATGATCAATAAGAATGGTTATGCCGAATTCAACCAGGTAACTGTAAGGGGTGGCGTTTATGCTTCATACGGATCATTCACTGGTAGCGTTTACGCGCAAGACGGATGGTTTAGGGGTACTGTTTACGCTGAAAAAATTGAGGGTGACGTTGCAAAGGCTGTTGTCCTTCCGTTTAACGGATCGGTTCACATTCCGGCGGTTAACTACAACAGACATATTGCGATTCCATATGTTGGCGTTAACGCGAGAACTTATTCTGGTGGTACGTGGGGTAAAGGTACTGTCTGGATAGATTCAACTTATGGAGGAAGGTTATCAACAGCACAAACGGCGGCGCTTTCTGGTGGGAGCACTGGTTACATTCTTTTGCCAGCCGGTAACGCGACAACCCTAACATTCTCAGGAAGTCTTGATCATGCTGATGCTGTACCATTTGTAACCGTTCTTCTTTTCAAAGCATAAAATGAGGTAAATCAATGCCCTGGCTTAACGGTTGGGGCATTTTGTTTTCTTTTGTTCCACGATGTTCACAACCGAATCCGGCGTAAAATTGAAAACGTATTGATAACAAAAAGAACAAATTAAATATCTATATAATACATGCACTTAGAGTTTAATTATTATTATATATATCTATTTGTATTCTTCTTGTTTCCATTGTTCTCTATGGTTGTAGTGGTTGTGTGTTTTGTGTTGGTTGATGGTTATATATCACATGGTATGTATTTATATATGGTATGCGGCGTAAATGCGTGAACAATGGAACACAAAAACAACAATTAGTAAAATCATAAACTTACTATGTGATTTTGTTTTCAGTGCTAGTCGTAAACGTATACAAAACAAAAAGAACACTCAAAAGTATTGACTACATGCAACAATGGCATATAATGCAGCCATACAAACGACAGGAGGCTCAAATGAGCGATTTTAAAGTTTTCACCTTTGACCAGTTAACCAATGATGAATATCACGATCCAAAAGGTTGGGCGGCTGAATACGTTAGTGGCTCAAGCCTGGCAGAAATCTTTGCAACTTGTCCGGCAGCGTGGAAATACAAGCCTCGCGAAGAATCAAAAGCGCTTGTTTTCGGTACGCAGTCACATACCAACTTCCAGAGTAGTGAGTTATTCGAAAAAGAGTATCGCAGAGCGCCAGCGCCGGAAGATTTCAAAGAACTGATTACAAGCCAGGCAGCATTAGCCAGCAAATTAAAATCTTTTGGCCTGACTGGTACTACAGGGAAAACGTATCCAGATCTGATAAAAATGATGGTTGATTGCGGCGAAGAATTAAATGTGCTTTGGCTGATTGAAATGATCGCAGAAAGCCAGGCAAGAGCGGATGGGGTTGAACTGGTTCCTGCTAAAGATTACGACGCTTGCGTTTCTATGCGCCGTGTTCTTGAGGCTATACCAGAGCACAACGCTTGTATGAATAGCCCAACTGCTCAACGCGAATTGTCGATTTTCGGCACTATCAAAGGCGTAAAGGTAAAGGTAAGGCTTGACCATGTTGATATCTGCAAGGATGTGCTTGGAACGGTTATTTCCGGTTATGACGGCGAAGGAAATCCGATCTATGAAACAACGCGATTTGAGGAAGCGATTGTAATTACTGATTACAAAACAACGTCAAGCGCTAATCCAATAGAATTTGCTAGGCTGGCATTCAATCACGGCTACTACTTGAAAATGGCTTTGCAGCATGACCTATTCAAGAAAGCCTATCCAGAGGAAAAACGACCTGTTGTTGTTCGCTTGCTGACGCAGGAGAAGAAAGAACCGTTTTTGCCTATCGCATATCGCATGGTTGACGAACAATTGAAGATCGGACGGCTGCAATACATGAGCGTGATCAACCAATTTGCGGTGTGCCAGGCAAATGACGTATGGCCTTCATATGCAAACGGTGAGCCTGAAATTGATTTAGTTACGCCTGATTGGGTTCGCCGCCAGTACAAAGGTTTTTTATAAACAGCACTTTTTGTTAAAACTGCCATTAGATGCGTGTTATACTACACGCATCAACCAACAAGAGAGGAAAGTAAAATGGAAAAGCAATTTAGCGAAAAAGAAATCAAAGAAGTTCAGGATCATATTGAAAAAGTTACTTCTGTTTTGGCTGTTACGCAGCGTGAATTTTTGAAGGTAATTGATCCTAGTGAGTCGCCGGAAACTCTTGAATATGTTCGCAATGTTGCTCACGCTTTTGATAATGTGATTCTTGCAATTTTTCAACATGAAAATAATGATGAATATAAAAATATGCTTTATCAAGCCAGTGAAATCATGATCCAGAATTTGATTAATTATCACAACGATCACAAAGAAACTCACTAATTAAAAGGCGGCGAAAGCCGCCATTACCATTCAACGAGGTAGCAAATGAATTTTTCAGAGCAGAATGCAAATGTAATTAAGGCGCTATTTGAAGCGCGTCAATTGTTCACTAAGGTGAAAAAGGATAAACAAAATACTCACCTTAAAAATAAATATGCAACTCTTGACAGTGTTCTTGATGCAATTATGCCTGGCCTTACTGATAAAGGTTTATTCCTGACTCAAGATCAGAAAGTTAGCGAAGATTTAAGATCAATGACGGTCCTCACCCGATTCATTCACGTTGAATCAAATGAATGGGTTGAGTATAGCTTCACGCTTCCAATGCAGAAATTAGATCCGCAAGGCGGCGGCTCGACAAACAGCTACGCGCGGCGTTATGCTCTTTGTACGGCTCTTGGACTTGCGACGGCTGACGACGACGCAAATCTAGCCACCAAAACGGCGCAGGATTGGAAAAAAGATTTAGATGCGTGTGAATCCCTGGAAGAATTAGCGAAGGTCTACAAGGCCGCATATGCAGCCAGTGACGCAGCAAATAGACGCATTATCACAGAGCACAAGGATAAGCTAAAGGCAAAACTTGAGATCGGTAACGCTCGCGGCTTCAATCCGGCAGCGCCAGCGGCTAATGTTGCGAAGAAGGAAAAAGTTGAAAACGAACCGCAACAGGAAGTAAAATCCCAATCTATCACAGACTTTGAATAAATTAACGTGGGGCGGCAACGCCCCAATAAGGATTAAGAATGCACGTAATTACCGGAGAAGTTCGTAAAGAGCCATTTGTAAAGCAAGGCGCAAACGGCACGTTATACATCGTTGAGCTTTCGGAGTCGTTTAAAGATCGTGAAGGTAATCGACAATACACCAATTACAAATTCTTCTTTAATGCCAAAAGCGACGGCATGAATAATTGGTATCGTGAAGCATTTCAGCAGGGGAAAGTTATTTCTGTATCATGCGATCAATTACGCATTGATAGCCAGGAATATAACGGGCAGGTTTATAACACATTGACGGCGGCGGGTTGGCCTAATCTTTTATTTAGCCAGCGCGGAGAATGTCAAGCACCACAACAACAGCAGCAACCACGACAGCAACAAGCGCCACGACAGCAAGCGCCTCAAAACAATGAGCCGCCGATGGATTTTGATGACGATATTCCATTCTAAAAATAAAGGGGCATTACGCCCCTTTTTCACTTTCTTTAATTCCCAATACAGCAATAACCTTTACCGCAATGCGCTTTGCTAATTCAACCTGGTTAGCATTAAGCGTCCCTGTATTAGCAATTGACATTAGGCCGGAAAGAGATCCTAAAGCCTTAAAGTCAGAAAACGCTGATTTCATTATTTCCGATTGCTCATGACCACCATTTAAAATCGCTTGAGCGCGTTCTGATAGGTCTGCAACTACTTTTTCAACTCCATCACTCTTTTTCATTTTCTGCTACCTTTTCCTGCTTTGCTTGCTGTTGTGGAATATTAGGCCACGGGCTAATCGCTTCACGTTCTGCAACTGGTTTTTCTGGCTCAATTCCTAAAAACTTGCCAACAAATTCACCGACGAAATTAGAACTATCACTCACATAAACATGCATTCGATCCAGATCGGATTGACTTACTGAGTGAGGCGCGATCATAATTCTTTGAGAGTGAAAGCCGATATACATAACGTTAATTGGACGCTCAATTGTTCCAGGCGTGGGCGCAATAACTCCCATGATCCAACAATAATGTATATTGCCGTCTAACGGTTCACATCCCGCATTAAGCCAGTTTACTTTCTGGTGCGGGAACACCATTGATGAATCAGTTGCATCACGGCGCAAAGACCAATCAACGCCACCAATTGAAATTGTGTGTCGCGGCTTCATTCCGTTAAATTGCGTAACCCCGATCCCGTTTGCGTTCATGTTTTGCATATCGGCTCACCTCTTACATTGATTTCATTTTTTTGAGCGCACAGATACAAGCAGCAGCGAGATCCGTTAATTCTTTTTCGATTCCAGATTTTGAGCTATCAGCTTTTTCAGCCATTAACTCTTTATATTCCATTTCGACAATGGACATTAAGCCGCCTGGCTTATCCTGGTATTCTTTCCAGGTATGCGGAGGTTTTGAAATGCGCTCATGAACATCTGCCATAGCTGAACCATGTTCATGATCTCCATAATGATGATCATCATGTTTTTTATCCTCATGCGAGCCAATAACAATGCGCGGTAAATGAATGCGCGGAATACTATAACCAGCAATCTTAATATGTGACATAGTAGCCTCCATAGTAAAAGCGCCCCGAAAGGCGCTTGATTTTATTAGCAGCCACAGCAGCCAGTAGGCGGCGTTGGCGGGGTAGGCAATTTGAAGTTAACCAGTTGATTGACCTGATTGATTTTGCAATTCAGTTCAGCAGTCTGGTTAGTCTGAGACAGAGCAAAACGAGCCTCTTGCAGTTGTGCTTTCATATCACAGATCAGCACAGCCTGAGATGCGGCGAATTGTTCACGCAGCAGATCACGCGTTGCGTTGCCTTGGCGCTCAATGTTCAGGTTGGTTTCGCAGCAACATCTTTCAGCGGCAAGTTGCGCCTCAAAAGCTGTACGCTGTTGAGCGAAAGATTGATCACAAATTGCATTGGTGATCGTGTTGGTGCTTTGGGTAATCGCAGTGTTCAGACCTGCAAAGCCCTGGACGGATGCCAAAAGGTTCTGCGTGTTCTGATTGGTAATGCCGTTAAAAGTTGAAGCAGCGGAGCGCTCAACAGTCAGGTTGGTAGCGTTCTGGCCTTGCAGAGTCTGTAATCCCAAGTTATTGACACCAGTCTGAATGTTATTAATGCCGTCAAGAACAGCGTTAGCACCAACAGCAACAGCAGCACCATCACCGCCATTAAAGCCGCCACGACCATTAAAGCCGTTACCAAACCATGAACCAATAAGGCCACCAACAGCACCGCCAAGACCAGCCGCGCCAGCTTCACCACCAAAACCGCCACCAGTAGGTAATAGAGTCATATCCGACATAATAAATTCCTCTTTGACATTAAAAAAAATTAAAAAAGTTAGTAACATTTTCGTTACGGCATGAAGTATGCGCTTTATTATGCGGAATAGATACGGCTGTTTTGTAAAGATTTAGTAAATAAAAAAGGGAGGCATTGCGCCTCCCCTTGTATTATGGTAGTTCTGGAATTGTTGCGGCACTTCCGTTAATCATTGAATTAACAAGTTTTTTCAGTTCGTCTAACTCATTGCGTAATGTGTTAATTTCCTCCTGTTGGCTTTCAATTTTAGCTTTTTGCTCTTTGAATCCGTTAACCAGAAGCGCAACAACGCCATTGTAGTTAATTCCCTTTATTGCCTTACCTTCTGGATCTAATTTACCACCATTATTGAGAGAGTGAACCGCTTCAGGCAGTACGTTTTCAAGATCTTGAGCTATCAAGCCAGCCTCAACGCTGTAAACAGTGCTTTCATCCTCAACGAAATTGTTACGCTTGTAATATGTGTATCCAGTAAGCTGATTAATCTTTTCAGATGCGCTATCAATTTCTCTTAGGTTTGCTTTAAGCCTAATATCTGACGTGCTAACCCAATTTACGGCAGTAGCGCCACCAGTGTTATTAAAAATAAAATCAGCACCTTTTACATATAAGTGAGTTTCAGCATTTCCAGCACTCCAGTCTACACAATCAAATCCTGTGATCCACTCATAACCCAAATGAACAGCTTTAAATATACTTACTGCTGAATCTGCGGATGGAATCTCGCACAAAACACCAGTTGCACGATCACGCCATGTACTAAAAGCACCACCCTGAATTTTGCCGCCAGCCAAGCAAGCAGTAGAGCCGGTTCTTGTCCCAAAAACAAAAATACCCTGCTCAGTTTCTGGAGAGTAAGACCCTATGCGCTTATATGGCTTTAAACCAGTATTATCCCAACCGAAAGCCTCAGCGTTGTTAGCAATGGCCTTAACAATACCGTCACTTTGCCATTTAAGGCCAGTGTCAGCATCACCCATAACCAACGAATATGCACCTAATCCATTTGGTATATCACTAGCAGCTAGAATCATAGAGCCATCAGATCTTGAAATTCTAGTCCACCCCCCC